CTGATAAACCTATTAGATGTTTGATTAATCCTGATAAATTGAAACAAGATTATGATGATAAAATCATATCTGTACATAAAGAGACTGGATTAAAACCTGGAGATGTATTTGAATGGTTAGGAACTAACACTCATTGGCTTATATATTTACAGGATTTAACTGAATTAGCATACTTTAGAGGAGATATTAGAAGATGCTCCTATGAAATTGCATGGGAAGATGAAGATGGATATCATTCTACCTATGCGGCAGTTAAGGGTCCAGTAGAAACAAAAATTAATTATATTCAAAAGCATGATATCAGTATTGATACACCAAATTATTCTTTAAATATATTACTTCCTAGAACAGAGGCAATATTAAAATATTTTAGAAGATATTCAAAATTTTACTTACAAGGTGCTGATGAGGGGTCTCCGCAAGTTTGTTGGAGAGTTGAAGCTACTGATTGGATTAGTACTCCTGGAATACTTGAAGTAAATGCTGTTGAATATTATATTAATGAAACAGAAGATGATTTGGAGAAAGGGCTTGTTGGTGGATTAATAGTAAAACCTGAGTCACCTAATACTGAAGCAGAAGAAATAATGATTTCTGGAGAAACATTCATTAAACCTAAAAGAACTTATGAATATACTTATTCTGGTCTTAATAATGGACAGTGGAGTGTTGATAAAAAATATCCTCTGACTTTAAGGATTGATGAAAAGAATCCTTTAAAAGCTTATGTAAAATGGGATAGTTCTTACAGTGGAGAATTTAATCTTACTTTTGGTAATTTTACTAAAAAGATTGTTGTAGAATCATTATTTTAAGAGATAAAGGAGAAGACTGAAAATGAAGATTCAAAGATATAAAGAGCCAAAATCAAGCTTTCTATCAGTAGAAAAAGATATGGCATTAATTACAAATGAAATGTTAAAAAGTGAGCGTCTTAAAAGGCTTCTTTTTTATAATTCAAAAGATGCAATTAGTAGACCAAATATATCGGAAGAACAGTCTTTAGATATGTTTGGGAAAAATATTAAAATTATTCCTAAACTTGTTGTTGATGGATCTGTATTAAATTATATTAATATTAGATTTGATAATTTTACTCCAAATATTACAAATACAGAATTTAGAGATAACATGATTGAATTTGATATTATTTGTCATTTTGATCAATGGATGTTACAAGATTTTCAATTACGTCCATATCGGATTGCCGCTGAAATTGATTCTATGTTTAATAATAAGCATTTAACAGGTATTGGTACTTTGCAATTTTCTGGAGCGACTCAAATTGTATTGACAAATGAGTATGCTGGACTTTGTTTAATGTATTCAGCTATTCATGGAGAAGAAGATAAGAGTCCAATGGCAAATCCAAAAGATCAAGCTAATTTTGAGAAAGACTTTAGGGATCAATATCCTATTATTTAATTAAATGGATATTAGATTAGCTTTATTAACTGGAGTAGATATACCAATTCCAGAATGCCAAATTGCAATTCATCAACCAACTATTAAAGAAATTTCTATGATAGGAGAAAATGATTTTTTTGTTGGCGTACAATGTCTTTGTCTATATAAAAGTATGTTCATAGAGGACAAAAATGTTCTAGATGAAGTAAATAATTTTCAGATATTTATGACAGTAGTGATGAGTAAAGAAGAGAAGGAAAAAAAGATTAGTGTAATACAAGTTTTATCTATTCTATTTCCTGGTTTTAAAGCTCTTTTTACTCCACGCTCATTAATACTCCAAAAGGGAGAAATTGCAGTTACTATTGATGAATCGAATTTTGAGATTCTTCAAGATTATCTTAGACAAATCTTTTGTTCCAATAGTGGATCAATGGATCAACAAGCTTTTAATCCTGTTGATGAAAAAGCTAGAGAAATTGCGGAAAAATTAATGAGAGGTCGTCAAAGAGTTGCCGCACAAAAAGGTGGCTCTAATTCTAGCGTGTTTAGTAAGTATCTTTCTATTCTTTCTGTTGGATTGCCAATGTCTATGGCTGAGTTAACCAACTTAACTATGTTTCAAATATATGATCTTATGGAAAGATATTCACTATATACTAATTGGGATATAGATATCCGCACACGACTTGCGGGCGGAAAACCTGATTCTCAGCCCGACAACTGGATGAAAGATATCCATTAAAAAAAACAAGGAGGAATATACACTATGAAGTTTGGTGTTCGTGAAATTTGCGATGTTGTTTTAAAAGCTAAAGCAGCAACTAAGATTGGTAATAAAATCTTCTATGCAAATGAACCTGTTATCTACTTTGATACCTTGAAGACTTCCAGTATGGAAGGTGCTGCTACAACAGTATATGCTCAAGGTGGACGTGGTAACTCTCGTTTGGTTGCATGGGAAGGTGAGCGTACAGTAACCTTCACTATGGAGGATGCGCTTATCTCTCCAGAAGGATTTATGATTCTGTCTGGTGCAGGACTTATTGAAGCTTCTGGTAGCAAACCAGTTTATCAGCACGTAACTGAAACCATTGATGGAAATGTGGTTACTGTTGAAAGTGATGGAACTCAAGATGTAACTGTTTACATTCCACTTTCAAATCAGCCATATCTTCCAAGTGATAAAAATGGTAATTATGCTTATGTAATGTTTATGAAAGATGGAGACATTATTTCAGAACCTTATATTCCAGAGCATGGTAAAGAGCTTACTGTAGATGAAGATGGAAATTATGTAATTAAAGTTAATTATCATGATTGCTATGATGCTTCTGAGGAAGAAGGAAATAGTAAATATATTATTTCTGGAGATGGTAATGTACCAGATATTACTACAGAGTTTGACAGCGTTCTTGTTGATTATTATGTAGAGCGTCAAAGTGATGCACAACAGATTGAAATTACCGCAGATAAATTTGGTGGTAACTATTATCTTGAAGCTTCTACTCTATTCAGAGATCAGAATGGTGTAGACTTACCAGCAGAATTTATTATTCCTAACTGCAAGATTCAATCTAATTTCACATTTACTATGGCATCTTCTGGAGATCCAAGTACATTTACATTTACTATGGATGCATTCCCAGATTATACAAGATTTGATCATAGTAAGAAAGTGTTAGCAGCTATTCAGATTATTAAAGATGGTAGAAGTCAAGATCTACATCGTCATAGTACTTCTCATGAAGCTGATCATGAGGCATTGCTATAATTGCGGTTTAGCAATTAATTATTAAAAAAAATTAGGGGAAATGTGGGAAACCGCATTTCCCCTTTTTTGTGTTAAAGGAGAAAATATTATGTATGAAGATCTTTATACTAAAGATTGGGCAATGGAAATAATGGAGACAGCTGGAAGCGAATTAGCTTCTGCTGAAACTCAAGATCAAGTATTATCGGTTCTCCATACTTTAGCAAATAGTCTTGATGATTTCTTAGGAAATTTTATGCGTATTAAAACGCAAATTGAAAATTTACAATTAAAAAATACGATTGTAAAAAATTATCGTCGTCAGATTAATAGCGCTAATATGGAAGATTTTATGAAAAATAATTTTGATGAATCAGCTTCTGATGCTCAAGCAATTATTTTATATACTCAATTATTATCTCAAATGGCTATTGGATATTATTTAATTAATAAAATTCGTGATATTTTATTTGAGCCTATTACCTATGCAGTGGGCTTTTATGGAGATTCAGATAAAAATGTTGAATATATTAGTAATTTAACTCTAGAAGATATTTTAGAAGGAACTATGTCTTTATCAACTCGTATCCGTATGTCAGATATTAATTTTGCTCGTTTGGAAGTTGATTTAAAAGAAGTTATAAAAGAATTACAAGAAAAGAAAATGACTCAGCAAGCGTCTGATGATCCTTTATATAATGAAATTATAGCTTATACATCATCTCATAAACATACATATCAAAATAGAGACGGTAAATGGAGGTCAAAAACTTTTGCTATGGGCCATTTATGGGAAACTTACCGCTATATGAAATTAAATCAAATTGAATTTTCAGATGGAGCTTTACAATCGATTTATGAAGAAGTTAGAAAAGGTAATCTAGCTTATTATAAAGGTGGAGATGTTTTATCTGAGCAAGATAAATTTGGTAATCAAGTAGCTTTAACTTCTATGGCTGCCATTGTAACTCAAATGCCCTTAATTATAGAAGGATTAAGAGAGATTAATGCAGAAAGCATATCTTCCAAATTACAAGCAATTTTTATTCAACAATTAACAGATAAAGCTGATCAGCATCTTAAAGATTATGTTGAAAAAGATATAGATAAATTATTATCTGTGCTTAAAATAAAGGATTAATTAACTTGACAAAAGAAAATTTTTTTGGTACAATAATATTAAAAGAAAGATAAAGGAGGCTATATAAATGGCAAAAGTTTCTTTTAGTAAATTAGGACTTAAAAAGAAAGATGATATTAAAATTGTAAAAATTAATGATGATATTGAAATTGAAGTAAAACAATATTTACCAATTAACGAAAAATTGGTACTTATTTCTAATGTAATAAATGATTCTGCTGATGAAAATAATTTTGCTAATCCATTAAAAATAATATTATTTGCGTCATTACAGATCATTCAATACTATACTAATTTAACTTTTACAGATAAACAAAGAGAAGACCCAGGAAAACTTTATGATTTATTATCATCAAATGGAATTATTGGTAAAATCATTGACGCTATTCCACAAGAAGAATATGATTTTTTAATTGATGGTATTTATGATAGCATTGATTCTGTTTACGATTATAGAAATTCAGTTCTTGGTATTTTGGATATTATTAGTACAGATTATTCTAATTTAGAATTAGACGCTACAGCAATTCAAAAGAAATTAAATGATCCTAATTCGCTTGCTTTATTAAAAGAAGTATTAACCAAATTAGGCTAATCCTATTATTAAAATTTTTATTTGTAATAGGAGTTAAGGGGAAAGAGTGTGTTTTAACTCTTTCCCCTCTTTTTTATTTTGCAAAATAAAAAATAATATAAATTGGAGAGAAAGGAGCAAAATAGATGGCTAAACAATTAAATGTGAATTTAGCGTTTACCGCAGATACTAGTAGTGCGAAAGCGCAAATTCAGTCTTTACAAAAAAGTTTACAAGAAATTTCTAAAATGCCAGGAAAAGGATCTAGTCTTTTTGATGATACAGAGTTAAAAGCTGCTAGTCAAGCTGCATTGGAGTTACAACAACATTTAAATGCAGCAATTAATGTAGACACTGGTAAGCTTGATCTATCAAGATTTTCAACTAGTATTAAAGCTTCTGGAAAAGATTTAAATACTTATTATTCTCAGTTGATGAAAATTGGAGATCAGGGTCAAGAGGCATTTTTAAAATTAGCTCAATCTATTTCAACTGCAGAAGCTCCCGTTACTAGAGTAAATAAAAAACTTACAGAAATGGGAACTGTATTAAAAAATACCGCAAGATGGCAATTATCATCTAGTATTTTACATGGTTTTATGGGTTCTTTGCAATCTGCTTATGGATATGCGCAAGATTTAAACGAATCTTTAATTAATATTAGAATTGTAACTGGACAATCTTCAGATGAAATGGCCGCTTTTGCGGAAAAAGCAAATAAAGCTGCACAGTCATTAAGTACAACTACAACAGCTTATACTGATGCAGCTCTTATTTTCTATCAGCAAGGTTTAGGAGATAAAGAGGTTGAAGACAGAACTAATGTTGTTATTAAAATGGCTCAAGCAACTGGTGATGCAGCAACAGACGTTTCTTCTTATATGACAGCCATTTGGAATAATTTTGATGATGGTTCTGAATCTTTGGAGCATTATAGTGATGTTATTACTGCATTAGGTGCAGCAACTGCGTCAAGTTCATCTGAAATTGCAGAAGGTCTTTCAAAATTCTCCGCAGTAGCAGAAACTGCCGGATTAAGTTATGAATATGCAACATCTGCATTAGCTACCGTAGTAGCAAAAACAAGAGAATCAGCAGATACTGTTGGTAATGCTTTTAAAACTATTTTTGCTCGTATTCAAGATTTAGAGTTAGGAGAAACCCTTGATGATGGAACTGATTTAGGAACTTATTCTCAAGCTCTTGAAAAAGTTGGTGTTGATATTAAAGACACTAGCGGAGAATTAAAGGATATGGATACAGTTCTTGATGAGTTAGGTGATAAATGGAATACTTTATCAAATGATACTCAATTAGCAGTTGCGCAAGCTGTTGCAGGAACAAGACAATATACTCAGTTGATGGCATTAATGAATAACTGGGATTATATGAAAGAAAATTTAGCAGTTGCAGAAGATTCTGAAGGAACATTAGAAGAACAAGCAGAAATATATGCAGAATCCTGGGAGGCTGCTCAAAAGAGAGTTAAAGCAGCTGCACAAGATATTTATCAAGATTTAATAGATGATGATTTCTTTATTGGTATAACAAATGGTTTTGAGAAGGTTTTAGAGAGTGTAAATAGTGTAGTTGAAACAATGGGCGGTTTTAAAGGAGTTGTTTCTTCTGTTGGTTCAATATTTTTAAGCCTTTATGCCCAAAAAATGCCACAAGCATTAGAAAATTTAAAAGCTAATTTTATGGTTTTAACTGGACAAGCTCAAAAACTTATGGTTGAAGTTCAAAATGAGACGACCTCAAAATTAAAAGAAATTCAAGATGATCCAAGTTCTTCTTTGTCTTATAAAACACAAGCTGAAGGAATTGCGCAAGTTACAGCAATGCAACAAAAGCTTATTGTAAATAGTAAAAATATGACTGAACAAGAAAAAACAAATTATCAAGCAAGAATTCAAAATGTTCAAGCTATTTACGAAGAAGCTGAAGCACTTGCAAAAGAAAATGAAGCAATTAATAAAGAAATTGCAGCATCTGAGCAAGCTTTGCAAAAACAATCTAGTTCTGTTGGAAGCGATTTGTTTAATGCATTAGAAGAAAATAGTAGAAAAAGGGATACATTAACAGCTGAATCGACTCAAGCTGTTAAATTATCATTAGATACTTCTGATTATCAAAAAGAATTTATTAAATTAAACCAAGAAACTTCTGAAATTTTTTCTCAAATTCAACAAAGATTTCAAGAATTTTCATCGACAATATCAAATGAAGATATTTTCGGTGAGTTGGGTAAAAAATTTGCTTTGACAGAAGAGGAAATAAAGAACCTTGCTAATGAAGGCATTGCAGCTTTAGACGATAGTATAAAAAATAGACTAAAAAATGGAGTTCAGTTAACAACTTCTGAATTTAAAAAGCTTTATGGTCAATTAACTTCAATTTTAGCTTTATCAGATTCAATGAAAAGTCAGTCTGATATGTGGTCAAAAACAGCTAAAGAACTTAAGGCTACTGGACAAAGCGCAGATGAAATGCGTGAAAAAATGTCTTTATATATAGCAGAAATAGAAAAGGTTGGTAAAGATCAAGGATTAGAAACACAAAATGAGCATTTAGAAAAATTAAAAGAATTAATTAATTCTAACGAACAAGATGCAGAAAAGTTGGCGAATGCTTTTCAAACTTGGCAAGAATCCTTAGATGAGGGGAAAACTTCAGTTTTTTCACAACAGATTGAAGTTTTAACAAATAAAATTGAAACTCTAAAAAGTTTTATGACAGATGTATTAAATATTGATCCATCTGCAATAGATAAATATGAACAAAATGTCACCAATGGAGCTACAGCTACTGAAAGGCTAAATAATGCTTTGCGGAATGGAAAAGCCACTGCTAGTAGTTTTCAAACTGGAACATTTGCAATGTCAACAGCTTTAACTCAATTATCATCAAGCTTAATGTCAACTTATACATTAATAACTTCAGTGAAAAATGCTGTAAAAACATTGACTGATGATTCTTCTACTGGGATTGAACAACTTGGTGCAGCTGTTACGGCAATATCTGGAGTAATAATGACATATAGCACTTATCAACAATTAGCTAATACTCTAGGTAAAGCAGATATTGTTATAAAATCTGGACAAGCAGTAGCTACAGGTACTGCAACAGCCGCTCAAAAAGCTTTAAATTTTGCGATGAATGAGTTTCCATTAATAGGGGTTATAAGTGCTATTACAGCTGTTGGAGCTGCATTATATGCTTTAGTTTCTAATATTAATAGTATTAAAGAGTTTTTCTTTGGATCTGAAAAAGAAACATTATCTAGTAAATTAAAAAAATCTACATCTGCTACAAAAAATTTTAAAAAATCTTTAGAAGATGTTCAAAGTGAATGGGATACTTTAACAAGTGATTTAAATGACTATCAAGATGCAGTAGATGCTTTGGCTGCATGCCAGAAAGGAACTGAAGATTGGTATTCAGCTATTAAAAATGTTAATTCAGAAGTTCAAACTTTAATAAATAAATATCCAGAATTAGCAAAATATCCATTAAAAATGGATGATAATGGAGCTTTTTATATTGATCAAAGCGCGATTAATGAAGCAGAAGAAAAATATACTCAACGAACTAATATTTTAGCTGGTGCAGAAGCTTTAAATCAAAATCGAACAACGGAAACTAAAAGCCAAATTAACAAAGAAGACTTAATAAATGAATTAAAAGAAAATATTCAATTACCACAAATTTTTTCATCATCAGAGGGTGGATATTTAGATGCTTCTGATGATTTATATTCTTTAATTGTTGATAAATATGTTGAAGATGCTAGTATTGAAGATATTGTTGGATCGATTGAAGATCAAGTAACAAATAGTTTATTGCAAAGTTATGCTCAAGAGTATCTTTCCTCATTAAAAACATGGGGTGACCCAGAAGAAATAGAAAAATTTATAGAAGATGGTTTATTAAGTCGAAATGATTTTGGTGAAATTACAATCAATCAAGGTTTATCAGATGAAGATTTACAAGCAATCGCAGAAGCTGGTTATAGAAGCGCCATGGGGATGTCAGATGATGAACTTAGTGAAAAAGAAGGATTTTATACATCAACAGAATGGATTGAAGGATTATTAACACAAGATTTACAACAATTTAAGGACGGAATGACTACTATTAATGAAGATTTTCGTTCAACTATTTTACAATATCAGTCTGAATTGGAAGAAGGATCAACTTCAATTTTAAATTTATCAAAAGCAACAGTTGATTCAGTCTTAGGTAGCGAAGATTTCTATGAAAATGCAGATAATAAAGATACAATAGCTGAAAGAGCTTCTCAAATTTATAATGATTTAGTTGATGAATATGTTGGAGAATATGAAAATCAGGATTGGAAAGACATTCAAGATAAATTATTTAATAATTATTTAGATCAAAATGCACTTGATTCTTCAAAATTTCAAGAACAAGTTTCTTTTAATAAAAAAACAGGTGATGCTACTTATACAGATGAAGATGGTAATGAAAAGACAGTAACTAAGCAAGAATTAATAGATTTACAGGCTGTAACAGATGCTTTTGAGGCTCTGCCAGAAGAAGTTGAAAGTCGTATTATTGACACCATAAGCGCAACAGATGAAAATGTTGCAAAATATGCTCAAAATATATCTGAAGAAGGCGAAATTGCTCAAGATTCTGTAGTTCAACTAACAGAAAAAGCTTCAAATGCAGTTAATGATTTTGCGAATGATAAAAATTTCAGTAATGCAACCCTTGGAGAAATGAAGTCCTTATCTGAGCTAGGATTTAATAATCGATCATCTGATGAAGATATCTTTAAATTATTTACTGGCGAAGGATCAATGTCAGAAGATCAAGCTGCAGCTTTTGGCTTTAACAGTGGAGAAGAATTTGCAGAAGGGTTTAGACAAGCTCTTTCAGACTATGATTTAAGCACAAATATCTTTTCTGAGTATAGAAATTCATTATCTGAAGAGATTCAAAATTCTTTAACACAAGAGTCAATAGGAAATATTCAAAATACTCTATCAAATATTAAACTTGGTCCTTCTGGAGAAAAAGCTGGAAAAGACTTTGTTGAAGGATTAAATGATATTATTCTTAAAGATGTTAAAGAAGAAGATTTAAAAGATGTAATTAGCCAAATTTCACAAGTAGATTGGTCTCAATGGGATGCTGGTAATGAAGTAGTTCAAATATTAAGTGATATTGGAATTCAGTTAGATACTGGAACTGAAGAATGGAAGAATTTTATAAGTGAAATGCAAATTGCTAATAGAGCTACTCCAGATTTTTCTGGATTAAAAACAACTTTTAGTGATTTGATTGATCTCCAAGATGCAACAACTGGAGATACAATTAGCACTTCTGATGCTGATACACTTATAGCTCAATTTCCTGAATTAGAACAATATTTAATGAGTGTTGATGAAGATACTAAAACTTGGATTACAGATTTTAAAGATATTGACAATATTGATTTATCTTCATTGATTTCTAGTATGCAAGAATATTCTAGTCTTCAAGACGACTTATTAGATAGTGATGGTGTAAAATTAGATAGTAGTTTCTTTGATGGAATTTTTGATCAAGACGCTGATATAGATTCTCTAAAAGAGAAATTACAATCCTTAACAGAAGATACTGATGCATCTGCCTTATTAGAAACACTAGGATATACAGATGAGAGATTAAAAGAATTAGCTAGCACTGACAATATTGAAGAATTACAAGCATTATATGAAGCATTACAAAATTTTATGAATCAAGATTATGATGCTTCTTCATTGGAAGAAATGCTTGCTAATACGGCAACTAATTTCCAAGAGCTTCAAGAACTATGGGATAGTGGAGCTTTAGGAGATAATGTTGACGCTTTTAATAAAAAATATCAATCTTTAAAGAATACATTAGATGAAGACGTTGATACTGATGAATTTGAAAATCTTGTAGATTATATTAAAGATGCTGATAATGAAATTGAAGGCTTAGATAAAGATATGCGTAGTGATGAAAAGCAAGTTAAAAAAGTTGCTCAAGCATTACTTCGTTATAATTCAGCCTTAGAAGATGTTACAGATAATTATGATGATTGGATGTCAGCATTAGAGGCTGGTGATCTTCAAGAACAAGCTGAAGTTGGAAAAGAATTAGCAAATACTTATGGTGATTTACTTGATATTGATGCTAGTTCACTTTCAGATGGATTCTTAACTAGTACTGAAAATCTTAAATTGTTACAAGAAGCCGCAAATGGCAGCGAAGAAGCGTATGAAGAGTTACAAGAAGCAGCTGCAAAAGACATATTAGCACAATGTGGAATCGACACAAGCAAATATGATGAAGATTTAAATTATATTGAATCAACAGCTGCAACCGCAAATGGGGAATTACTTGATGATCTTGAGGTTGGAGCTTCATTAGATAATGAAAATTTCTTAAATGGTTTAACAGATATAGTTAATGCTGCTGGTATGACTGCTGATCAAGCTACAGAGTATTTATCATCTATGGGAATTGATGCTGAAGTTAAAGAAGTAAAAACAACAACCCAAGATGATAAAGAGGCTGTAGGTTGGGATACAGAATTAGTTAAACATACTGTTAATGGTAGTGTACCAGAGATTTCTACTGATGGAAATGGTAATCTTTCAGCTGAATCAAAACCTGTTACTTATGAGGTTTATTCGGCAAATAATACTCCTCAAACAACTTCAGAAACTGAGGAAAATACAAATTCTGCTTTTGCATTAGAAGTAACTTCTGCAAACAAAAAATCAGGTGGAAATTTTAAATATAGTAATTCATCAAATGGCGGTGGAAGTAGAAGAAGTAATGGAAGTGGAACACGAAGTAGAGGTAGAAGCGGTAATGGAAGTAGAAGCACTACTAGACGAAATTCAGCTGAAAAGAAAGATCCTAGCACAGAACGTTATCATAAAGTTAGTAAAACTTTATCTACTTTAGAGAAGCAGTATGATGCTATTTCTAAAGCAAAAGATCGTGCTTTTGGAAAGTCTAAATTAAAAAATCTTCAAGATGAATTAAAAACTCAACAAGCAATAGTTAAAACTCAAGATGAATATTTAAAACAAGCTAAAGAGTATCTTAAATCAGATAAGAAAAAACTTGATTCTACTGGAACCACAACTGTTAATGTTGATGGTAAAGATTATAAAGTTAATGCTAGTGCCGAAGGCTATTTAGGAATGAAAGTTCAGTATGATGAGAATAATAATATTTCTAATTACGATGAACTTACAGCGGCTAATGATAAAAAACTTGAAGAGGCTAGAAAGAAATATATTCAATCTAATAGCGATGATGATGCTGCTAAATTGGCTTGGGAAAAAGCACAAGCACAATATGAAGCTTTTCAAAAATTTTTATCTCAATATGAGGAAACGGTTGAAAAAGTACAAGATGAAGAGCAAAATTTAACTGACGCTGCTAATGATGCTTATGATACTATAATAGAAATTACAAATACTAAACTTGAATTAAAAATTGAAGTTAACGAAGAAGAATTAAAATTATTAGATTATTATCTTAATAATTTAGGAGACGACATTTATGACATCGCTGAAGCTATCACAATTTTATCAAAAGAAGCAGATAATTCTTTAAGTACAATTAGTGCAGTAACTCAGAATATGGAAGATACATATACTGATGCACTTACAAAAGCTGGAGTAACGGATGTTGATAAAAAGGTTCAGAAATTAATGAACGGTGAAACATTAAGCGATGAAGATATGAAAAGTCTTCAGGAGAATATGACTGATAAACAAAAAGAGCAATTAAAAAGTGATACTGCTACATTGCTTGAAGAAAATAATAAGTTACTTCAAATTCAAGCTCAAATTTATGAAGATATTGGAAAAGCTTTTGATGATAATGATGAAAAATTAGATAAACAAATTAATAAGCTTCAAAGATTAGGTAAAGTAACTGAGACTTATAAGAATTTAGTAGATATTTATGGTCAAAAGAATCTTGGTGTTTCTAATGATACAATGAATAAGCTTTATGAAACACAAAGATTACAGGCTAAAAATGAATATGATGCATTAGTATCTAAAAAAGAAATGCAAGAATCTGAAATCAAAAAGATGGAAGAAGCTAAACAGCAGCTTATCGATCTAGGCTTTAATGAAAATAGTACTAATGTTAAAGAACTCCAAGAGCAAATCGATGCGGCTAATGATGCATTAGAGACTACAGAAGATAATATTGAAGATGCTAAATCTAGTATTGCAGAACTTACAGTTGCGCAGTTTGTTCAAGAAATTACTTCCGCAGTTGACGCTTTTAAAGAAGCTTGCGGCGGTCTTGCGGGTAATATAGATGAATTACAAGCATCATTTGATAGAAGCAAAGATATTGAAGAAGAATATATTCCTGAATATCAAAAAGTATATGAATTAACTAAATTAACTAGACAAGTAAATAATAGTATTGATAATACAAGTAATATTAAAGGCAAAAAAGAATTAAATAAATTATTAGAAGAGATTAACGCTAAACAGGAAAAAGGCGTTGAAATGAGTGAATATGAACTTGAATATCTTCAAAAGAAATATGAGTTGAAAGTTGCAGAATTAGCTTTATCAGAAGCTCAAAATGCAAAAAGTCAAGTTCGTTTAACGCAAGATTCTGAAGGTAATTATGGATATGTTTATACTGCTGATGATTCTCAAGTTGAAGATGCTGAACAAAATTATGAAGATAAATTATATGAAATGCAACAATTAAACGCAGATTATATAAATACTCTTCAAGAGCAGATGATTCAACTTAGACAAGAAGAAGCAGACGCTTTAGCTAGTTTAGCAGATGAATATCAAGGCGATGTAGAAGGTTTTAATAAAGCGGCAGCTGAATTACAAGCTTATTATGCAGAAAAAAATAGATATACTTCTGAGCAAATGGGCATTGTTATTGAAAATAATAAAGAATTATATGAAGATGATGTTGCTACTTATGCAAAAGCGACAGATAATAAAGCTCTTGCAGATGAAGATTATATTGAAGATTTTAGTCAAACTCAATTATCTATAAAAACTGGATATGAGAGTTTAGAGGATTATGAAAACGCTTATGTGCAATCTGCCAAAGATATGTATACAACTGCAGCAAGTGCTTCGGCAGAATATGCTCTTAATATAAAAGATGATCTAACTCAAATTGGTTTAAGTGCAGATGAATTTGATAAACAAATGAGTGAGGATTTGGGTAATGTTCAAAAAACTTCAGAACAATTAAAAGAGAGTATTGCTGCAACCAAAAAAGAAGCTATAGACGATTTTAACCAAGTAATGGATAAAGTTAAAACTTTTCAAAAAGATTATAGTACAACTATTGATGAAATTCTTAAAAAAAATACTGCTCTTGTTGCATCATTTAATGAGCTATTGGCTTCTTGGAATAAAGTTGAAACTAAAACTGATACAGTTCAAACTGATACTGGTGGAACAGATGATGAAACTGGTGGAACAGGAGGAACTGGAGGAGGAACCGGAGATGATGGAACAGGTAACTCTGATGATGAAAAAGGTAAAAAGCTTACAAATGCAATAAAGAAAGGTATTGCGGCTGCCATTTGGATGGATGGTGGAGATGTTTCTGGTTGGGGCAATGATCCATATCGAGCTAAAAGATTTAAAGAAAAATTTGGTTCAAAAGGATCTGAGATTCAATCTTATATTAATGCTCATGCCGCAAATGGAGACATTTATAAAGAATGGGCAAGTAAGAGAAGCAAATTAAAACAATATTATTATAGCAAATTTGATACTGGTGGATACACAGGAGAATGGGGAAGTAATGAAGGTAAATTTGCAATGTTACACCAAAAGGAAATTGTTCTTAACGCAGATGATACTGAAAACTTCTTAAATGCAATTAATATGGTTCGTGAAATTTCCAATTTAATTGATTTAAATGCGATGTCCGCAAGTGGTGGCTTAGGTCAAATATTAGCTGCTTCTATTGGAAAATCTAGTAATCAAACTCTAGAACAGGAAGTTCATATAACTGCCGAATTCCCGAATGCAACTAATAAAGATGAAATCTTAGAAGCTTTTGATAATGTTATAAATCTTGCATCTCAATATGCAAATCGTAAATAAAAAATTATAGGGTGGATTTATTCCACCCTATTTTTTGTTTTGGCCAATTAAAATTAATTGACTTTGCGAAAATTTTTAGGTATAATAGAAGTGAGAGAAAGGAGGCCCTTAAATGGCAGTTAAAGATTATTCAGAATTAGTGGATAATTTATTTAAAAGTGTTGATGTTATAGTTGCAAAACAATTAGAAGCATTACCTTATGACAGAACAATAAAGTGCTCTATTGTAAATACTGATAATGCCGAAAAAGGAGAATATATAGTCTCAGATGGCGCATCTAGCTATAAAGCATATTCAGAAAACACTGATTACCAAGAGGGCATTTATGTTTATGTAAATATTCCAAATGGAGATTTTAATGAACAAAAAATGATTGTTGGTAAATGTACCAGCGATGATACAGAATATTTTACTTATGTTTCCCCAATGGAAACATACATAGATATAACTCATAATCTGATTGAAGAAGGATCTCAAGAAGCTAGTCTATTAGCAAATGGAGATCGTGCAGGAATAACAATTTGGAGCGCAAAAGATTTAAATTTAAAGGATTATGATAGATTAGGTATTAAAGCTAATTTTAAAGCTTGGCTTAATTCTATGAATTGTATTTCTGGTTCTTATGGATTACGAGTTGATATAAGAGTTGTTGAGAATAATACAACTCAAGAAACTAATAAATATAAATATTATTCTTTTAATCTTGATTCAGAATCAGATATGTATGGTAGTCCATACAATTTTGAAACTTTTTATAATCAAGAAAAAGTTGTTGATATATCTGGATTAGGTACTATTGATACAATGCGAGTTGTTTTTTATCAAAATAGTGATTTTTATAATGGTGATAAAGAATTAATTCCAAATTATGATAGTGATTTAAAAATGGATTTGCCGGATAATCTTTTTATCCAAGATGCTTATATTAGTGTAGGTTATGATTTAAGTGATTTTACAGAAGATACTTTAATGTTATTTACTTTAGATTCTGAGACTTATGGAACGGATTTAACTACTCTTCAAAATAGAATTCAAAAGAAAATTGAAGAAAATAAAAAAGAAGAAGAGGAAGTAGAAGATGAACCAGAATCTATTGATGAAGAAACAACAGAAGACAATGAAATAGAATATGAATTTTTAACTAAAGAAGAAAATGAATTTTTAAAACTAGATTTAAATAATCCAGAAGAAGTGAATAAATATTTAACAGAGAACGTGAACAGAAAAACACTTCAATTAAGATGGATTCATTTAGATGAAAATACTGAAGTTTTTAAATCATTAGAAACTATTCCAGAATCAGATTATCCAGAAAATGAAACAAATGGTATTACTCAAAAAGGAATTATTCATTGGTATCGTTATAAACTTGCTAATGGAGTTGAAGATGAATTAGCAGGGGCTTTTTATCAAGAGATGGAAGAAGAGAAAAATAAATTTTCTATTTTATTTGATCCTGATATTACTGAACAGTATGAAAGAGTAAAAGCCATTCTTGAATACCCCTCAAGAGAATACGTTGAATTTTTAAAGAGTATTGATGAAACATTATTGCGCTATGGAAGTATGCGGCAAGGAAATGAACTTTTTCTTTATAATCTTTGTAAAGAAGGTGCAACTACTCTTGATGAAATTGTTGGCGATTCAAATGATACAGAGCTTAAAAAATTAAAAGAAAAGGTAAGTAGTCTTTTAGCTGCAATTAATGGCTTATCTGAAGGGCAAAGAATTCTAGATTTAGGTTCAGATAATATTTTACTTTTAGTAGATATTATGAATCAAGTTTGTACATCAGAAGATATTGCAAATGATTTATTGAAGAATTTAGGTTTTGGAAAACAAGATGGTTCAAATGCGAGCGTAACAGATGATATTAATTCAAGTGCGCAAAATCTTAAAGATCAGCAGAGCACAGAAGTAGCAGATCTTAATACTTATTATGATAATTTAATTGCGGCTGGCAATGATCTAAGTGGAGAAAAAGCAAAAAAATTAAATGATCTGAATAAACAGCATGACGCAGAATTAAAAATTGCAGAGGCTTATGTTGAATCTTCTAAATCTTATAATTATTTAGTTGGGGTTGATTTATATTTTATAGGTAAGCCTTATACAACGGAAGAAATGAATAATGCCATAACTGAATATGAAAGCAAAGAAGCTGAGTTAGATGGAATGGTTAATTATTACGAATCTGATGTTTTAATTTTAACAAATGAACAGAAAGTTGCTGATAAAGCAACAATAGATTTAATTAGAGGTTTAGCGATTGAATGCGATACAGCAGGCTATAATGGTAATTATAAAATCTATGATGATACCGGAAAAATAATGTCTTCCTCTGAAGGAAGCAAATTAAGAACATTAACTGCAACTTATACTTCTTTAATATCTGGTGAAGATGAGCTGGATACCGCAGAGCAAATTACTTGGTATATTCCAACAGAAAATACTATGATATATCCGCCAACACTTGGATATGAGTACGATTATTATAAAATGGTTAATGTTGCAGATGAAGATGAATTTAAAGCTTATCCAGAACAATTATACACTAAGACAATAAATGGTGTTCTTTTATCAAGCAAAGATGATGAAGATAGTAAATATGCAAAAGTTGAAAAAAGTGATAGCTATTCGCCATTAACTAGATATTATGTTCAATTAGATGAAAAAGATTTAATTATCTCAGAGGAAAATGGATATTTTAAAATTACTCGAAGAGGAACTGAAAAGGTTGGCAAAAAGCCAGGACTTGAAGAAGCAGATTCAACAGAGCAATTATTTAGAATTAAAACTCAATATAGTCAAAGCGCAATCAATAATACAATTAAATGTGAAGTTATAAAGAATAATATAACTTATTCTGCTGAAACGACTTTGACTTTTGGACCTCATGGAACAAATGGAACTGATTATACTTTTACTCTTGAATTTGAAGATAAAAGTTTAGCTCTTACTCATGGAAAAAGTGTAACAGTAGTTCCGAAGGTCTATGATAATGAAAATAATGACATTACTTCAACTTTTACAGATGGATTTGATTTTAGTTGGTATTCTGAAGGTAATGGCGGACTAGAAATGAAAACTTCAAGTGGAAATAATTGTGTTATTTCTACTGTAGATGGTGCAAGTATTTCAAATTGTCGTTATTATATTTTAAAGGCAAAAACAAACCAATTAGTTCAAAGTGTTACTAAAAAAGATACAACAGGTGTTGATGAAGAAGGAAATGAAATTACAGAAACTTCTACTGTAAGTGTTCGCTTAAGTACAATTTTACCAATCGCAGTAAGAAGCTCAGATGATTTTATTACTTTTGATGGAACGACTGAAATCGCTTATGATTCTTCTGGTGTGAATCCAAGTTATTATAAAAATAAATATCAATTATATAAATATAAAGAAGGTCGATCAACGCCTTATAGCGAAAATGTTTATTGGAGAACTTTTAGTGGAGATTCAAATTTTGATGAAAGATATTATCCACAAGTTTCGATAGATGGGATTATTACTGTTCCATCAATGTATATTCAAGGTAATGATGTTAGATTTTCTATTGATGCAACTGAAGGTGGAAGTGCTGAGAATATTCTTTGGACACAACCAATTTACATTCATCAAAATACTTATTCCTCTTTAATGTTAAACTCTTGGGATGGTAGTTTGACTTTTGATGAAGATAATGGTACAATATTATCAGCAATGATAGGAGCCGGAGAAAAAAATGAGCAGAACCAATTTAATGGGGTTCTGATGGGCAAGGCTTCTTTAGCTGATAGTTCTGCATCAAAGATTGGGCTTTATGGATATCATGAGGGCGCGCAATCATTTGGATTCTTAATAGATGGAACTGCTTTTTTAGGAAAGTCTGGAAAAGGAAGAATTAAGATTGATGGTAATGAAGGATATATTCAAAGTCAGAATTATGAAAGTAATTCTGAAGGAATGAAAATTAACCTTAATACTGGAATTCTTATTTCTAAAGGACCAAAATTTTCTGAAACAATAAGTTCTAGTTGGGATGAAGAATCTGGAGAAGAAATTGAAAAAACTAGTCAAGCAATGATTAAAATAGACCCAACTCCAAGCGCAGATACAAATGATAAGACTTATGGAAATCCATACTTTTTAGTTCAAAGTTGTAATGGAAATAAACTTATAAATATATCTTCTACAAATATGTATATTCAGACAGATGATTTTTGCTCAGTGACAGACCATGAAGCAGGAGTTAGATTTGATTTAAGTAGAAGTAAATTAACAGGTTATAATTTTGAGTTTTATACTAAAGAGACAGATGGCGAATATGCTGGTTCATACGTAAAAATTGCTAGTGATGGAAATCCTTATTTAGAAGTCTATCAAAAATATACTAAAGATAATGAAGTTAAAAGACAATTAGATTTGATGTATATTGGAAAAGATAATTTTTTGATCCAAAGTCAAAATTGGCAAAAAGAAGATACTAGTGATGGTAAAGTAACTCAAGTCGGAGCAGGAGTCCAGTTAAATTTAACAGGTGGATATATAACGGCTTATGATTTTTCCATTAAAGCTTTACAGTCTACTGGAGATTATGCAGGATCCTATCTTCAAATGAATAGTAGTGGAAGTCCATTTTTAACAATTCATTATAAAAAAATTAAACAAGTTTATTATAAATGGGCCTCAGAGAAATGGGTTTCTGGACAAAATTATTATTATAGAGATGATAAAGGTGAATATAGTCTTGCAAATGGTTCAGAAGGTGAAGGTGTTGCTTATTATACCTCAGAGACATCTGATTCAGCAGAAGTTGATTTGGTAAATATTACGACAAATAATTTTATTTTAAAATCTCAAAATTGGAATACCACTAAAAAAACCGGAACTTGTTTTAATATGAATACAGGAGCTATTCAATCTTATGATTTTAGGATAGACGCCTCGGGAGGAACTTTTACAGTTATAGAAAATAAGGTGCTAACAACTAAAGAAGGTTATATAATAATTGATAGTGGTGCAAGTACATATCCATTGCAAGTTGGTCCTTATTTTAAAGTTACTTGGAGCGGAAAAGTTTATGCTACAGATGGAGAATTTACTGGAAAAGTTTATGCTACTGAAGGAGAATTTACTGGAACGATCAATGCAGGTAAAGGTTCTATTGGAGGATGGAGCATTGATGAAAATAGTCTTTATACAGGAGATAAAGAAGACACTTCAAGTTTTATATTAAGCTCTATAGATTTTACTAGAACAATAAATAAACAAAAAAGAGAAAATTTAAGATTAGCTATAAATAATAAATTCGCAGTTTCAAGCGGTGGAAAACTTTATTGCGATGATGCAGTAATGGATAATGTCTATATGAATGCTGGTACAATAGCAGGTAGCTTTACAGTAAATGGAACTTTAACAGGAGGATCAATTGATGGTGCAACAATTACTACCAATAGTGGAAATATTGGAGGATGGGAAATAAGCGCAGGGGGCTTAACTAATGGAACTGCTTCTTTAACATCATCTGCTTTAAAAGTTGGTTCAGTAAGCTTAAATAAAGATGGAATTTCGTTTAATGGCACTACAATTGGAGTCTTAGAAGGACAAGGCTTTGCAGTTCAATCTTTATATTGTTATGGATTAATTAGTTGTGAAAGTCTTTCTACTTTTGCGGCTGGGTCTCTTACTTGTGGAGGAACAGGTTCTTTTTCAAAGACATTATCTGTAACAGGAGAAACTACTTTAAGCAGTACATTATCTGTAACAGGAGCAACTACTTTAAGCAGTACATTATCTGTAACAGGAGCTTTAACTGCAAAAACTTTTGCAACGGAAACAGTCACTGCTTTAAAAGCAGCTTTAGGATTAAAAGCATTGGCATATGCGGAGGATATATCAAAAAAATTTAAAGTCACTCTTATAGGAGCGTATACAAAACCAACAGCTAGTGTTTCAAGTGTTACTAAGTGGGTATTAGCTACTGTTGAAGAAGATGGAAGTATAAAATATGAAGATTATAGTTATAATCCTGGGAACGCTCATGCAGTTACTTTTAGTGGAGGATCTGCTGGAGGAGGTACTGGCACTGTGAAACTAGAATACACTTTTCCACCAACTACGTTCGGCCCTGGTACGAGTGACATTATTGAATTAAAAAAGACTGGCTTGACAGCAACAACAAGCTAATTTTAAGGGCATAAAAAAAGAATATTTTTAATAAAAAGGAGAAAAAGGATATGACAAAAATTTTTACAAACAATGAAATTTATAATTATGCAACTCTTTTAGGAGATGCTTTTAATGATGAGGAACTTTACCTTCCAATTAAGGTAAATTTCTATTTACAGAAAAATATTACTACTCTTACAGAGTTGGCGAAATCGGTTGAGGAGTCTCGTATGAAGATTGCTCAGCATTATGGAGAATTAAATGAAGATGGTCAAGGATTTCAGATTCCATCAGAGAATATTGAACAAGCAAGTAAAGAACTTGAAGATCTTTTTAATCTTGAGCAGGAAGTAAAGATTTATCCTATTAAACTTGATGCGTTTGATAATACTCAGATTTCAACTAAACAGATGCAGGCTATTCTTTTTATGATTGAAGAGCCAGAAGAGGAGGAGTAATATAATGACTACAGAACAGATTTCAGAACTTATTAAAACATATAATACCCTTTTATTAATTTCAACAAAAGGAAAAGACACACTTATGATGGCTAAATGCCTTGAAGCTTTACAGGGAATTATTTCTGAGACCGCAAAATCTCTCGGAGTGGAACTTGAAGAAGTTCCGATTGCAGAAGAGGAAACTGAAACAGAAAAAGAGGAGTAAAAGAATATGGCTACAAAATTGTACCCGCCTAGCATAGGAGGCACAATTCCGGCTTTCTGCGGGACCACCTTAGTGGTCCCGTTTTCTATGAATAGAGCAGTGTCAAGAATAGAAGTAGCCGGATTTAAATTAAAAATAAAGACTGTAAGTGGAAATCAGATTGCGGTTTTAGGAACTTTAAATTCAACTGATTACGATATTCAGTCAGATATGTATGTTAAATTTAATGTAAGCTCAATTCAGAGTCAATTAAATATTGGGCAATATTATAAAATACAGTTAGCTTATATTAATAAGCAAAGTGTAATTGGCTATTATTCTACTGTTGGAGTTGTAAAATATACAACTGAGCCAGTTGTAGAAATTAGTGGATTGACTTTTGGCTCTGTTAATATGCATAATTATAGATATGTAGGAGTTTATAGTCAAGCAAGTGACGGTCAAGATTCAACTGAAAAAATGTATTCATCGAGATTTAAAGTTTATGATAATAATGATAATATCATAAAAGATTCTGGAGAAATTATTCATAATATAAATAATGATATTATTCCTAATGAATCTCAAGAAGAATTTGTATTATCTATGGATTTAAATCTTGATACTTCATATTATATTCAATTTTCTGTTACCACAACAAATGGGTTAGAAAAAAGTTCTAATAGATATAGAATAATGCAACGAAGATCTATTAATCCAGAAATTAATGCTGAATTAGTTGCTACATTAGACCCAGATAATGGGAACATTCTATTAACTATGAATGATACTATTGATAGTGTCGTTTCTGGAACTTTCTTAATTTCTCGTGCAAGTAGGTTAAATGGATATGCTTGGGAAGAATTTAGAAGATTTAATCTTCAGTCAATGATTCCGGACCAATGGAGTCTTCTTGATTGTACGATTGAACAAGGAGCGACATATAGATATTCATTACAGCAATATAATGAAAATGGAATTTACTCAGATAGACTTTGTTCTAAAGACATTTTTGCTGACTTTGAAGATGCTTTTTTATATGATGGCGAACGCCAATTAAAGATTCGTTTTAATCCTAAAGTTTCAACTTTTAAGCATGATATACTTGAAACTAAAACCGAAACAATGGGAAGTAAACATCCATTTGTAACAAGAAATGGAAACGTTAACTATGTTGAGTTAGCTCTTTCTGGACTAATTTCTTATCAAATGGACGAAGCAGAATTGTTCATGACCAAGGAAGAGTTGGGAATTTCCTCAAACATTACAGATTTGACTGGTGAAAATATTACGGCTGAAAGAATCTTTAAGACAGCTGTTTTAGAATGGCTTACAGATGGTAATGCAAAGATATTTAGGTCTCCAACAGAAGGTAATTTTATTGTTCGATTAATGAATGTATCTTTGAGTCCAAATGATACGGTCGGCCGCATGCTCCATACATTTAGTTGTACTGCATATGAGATTGCCGATTATACAACAGACAATCTTGAATATTATGGTCTTATTGATCCGACAGAAAACCTTAAAACTATGACAAGATGGACTACTATTGATTTAACAAAGATTGATACAAGTAAGTATGATATTTCAAAAGATGATAATTATAATTCTGGAGTTGAAAAAATTCAAATAAATGATAAAGTAGCTTATTCAGTATTTTTTGTGGATATGATGCCAGGATCAATGATTTTTATAGACGGAGAACCTATCAAGATTGGAGCTACTGGATCATATTCAGCGCAAGCTACAACAACACCTTTTAGTAAAATTGAAGTCGCTACAGATTCTCTCTCTTATGGATTATTAACTTATAGTTATCAAACTAAAGCTGTTAGTGTATTTGGTCTTATTCAACAAATCAGTATTGAAGATGTTCCTTGTCAGCAACTTATTGGAGTTGTAAAAGCCCCATCAAAAGAAAATAAAGATTTATATGAAATTACTGATATATATTCATATATTCAAGATATTAAAACTACAGTTTTAAAATTATCTATGGCAAGATTTATAAAACGAGATGTTGAATATGTTTTTTGTGAAGCTACAAGTGAAAAAGATTTTAATCCAAATACTAAATATACTTATTATAGTGATGCAGGATGTAATAATATAGTTACTTCCTTAGATACTTTAAAGCTTTATCAAATTAGATGCAAAAGAACGGATGAAAGAAAAATTCCAGGAGAGGGAGTCTATGTTGATGCAAATTCAGCAATATTTTCACCTTATTTAAATTATTATCTTGATGGACAAAAAGGCTTAGATCAAATGCCGGTGGAAATAACAGATGATTTGTTCCAGATTTTTATTGATGGAGAAGCTATTGATATAACTGAAACTGAAAAATATGAACTATCTTCTTTAGATGATGTTAAAATCATTATTCCTCAAAATGGAGTAATATCTGAAATAGGATATTCAAAACAAATTTCAACCTATTCATTTGAAAGTGACGAAAGCGGTGAATCTGAAGTAATTGCTGCAAAAGGTGATTATAATACGTATCTTTCAGAGTATAAAAAAGTTAAATCTGATGTAAATAAAGAAGAGAGTGACGTAGAGCTGGCAAGAAGTAATGTAAAACAATATTATAAAGATTTTATTCGTAGCCTAGATTCAGCTATTACGACATATAGGAAGGAGAATGGCATAGAATGAGAAATCCTTTATACGATAAAGACTTCTTAAAAGAATTGGATAATCAAAAAGAGCGTGAAATATATACTAAAATTATTGCCTTAGATTTGAATGAAAATCCAGTAGAAGAAGTATCAGGTAGAGTAACGCAAGGTTCTGTCAGCATTGATGGAACCTCTGCGGTCCGCCGCACATGCTCCTTATCTATGGTCGCGCAAGAAATGAATATTCATGAATATTATTGGGGCATGAATACAAAATTCAAACTTGCTGTTGGAATGAAGAATAAAATAAATAGTGAATATCCAGATATTATTTGGTTTCCACAAGGTGTTTATTTAATTACTTCATTTAGCACATCTCAAGGAACATCTTCTTATACTATTTCAATTTCCGGAAAAGATAAAATGTGTTTGTTGAATGGAGATATTGGAGGTTCTATATATTCATTAACATATGATTTTGGTACGATGGATTATATTACCGCAGAAGGCGATACTGTTAATGAGTCTATTGAAATTAAAGATATTATTAGAGAGGTAGTGCATGAATTCGCGCAAGAACCTTATCATAATATTGTAATCAATGATTTGGAAGATTGTGGTGTTGAACTTTTGGAATATCGAGGTTCAACTGATATGTTTCTTATTGTAAATCAAAACACTAGTGAAGTAACGGGTATGTCTTTTAATGAAAATCAAGGTGGATATTATGGCTATATAAACGGAGTTCTTTATAAGAATATAACATTAGGAAATATTGAAGAATTACAAGGCAGTTATGATCATAGAATTTCTTTAGATACAACTATAAATAATCCCACTTATATTTATGTAAATCAAGATTCAACACGCACTCCGTATTCAGTGATTAGAGTCACGTATGGAGATGTAGTTGGATATAGAGAAACTTCATTAACTTATGCAGGAGATTTAATTGGAAATGTAGGAGAGTCATTAACTTCTTCATGTCTTGATAAAATTGTAAGTATGTTAGGTGATTTTGAATATTTTTATGATATTGATGGTAGATTTATATTTCAAAGAAAAAAGACATATTCTAATGTATCATGGAATAATATTATTACTACAAATGATGAAACATATGTAGAAAATTCAGCCTATTTATCTGCGGATGATTATTCATTTGACGATAGTAATTTAATTACTTCATTTTCAAATTCTCCGAATTTAGCAAATTTAAAAAATGATTTTTCAATTTGGGGCACGCGCACATCAGTAAGCGGTTCAGAACTTCCAGTTCATTTAAGATACGCAATAGATAAAAAGCCTTATATTTATAAAACTTTAGGTGGACATATTTATATGACACAAGAGTATTATGAAAATATGGATAATCTTGGTTCCTCTGGATCTTCTACTATTACTAAAGAAACTTTTAGGACGCATGTAATGCCAGAAGGATTAAATGATGATTGGTGGGAGATTGAAGACTGGGCAAAATATTATGAATATTTAACTGGTGAACTTCCAGATAAAACTTTAAGTAATTATTGGACAGAATATACAAAAATTGATTTGACTAAATACTTTGGAACAGGCGCAGGACTTGGCTGGGATGCAGATAGACCCTTATTTTTATTTGATGTTAACTCTGATAATGATTTAGCTTATACAGCGCACAATCCGAGTAAATATGTTGATGTGACTACAAATCATATGTCTTGCTATCATACCTATAAACAATTATTAAACAGTAAATATCAACAAGGTTGGACTTCATATATTTATAAACCTAAATTACCAGAATCAGAAATTACTGATGAAGTAAAAGACAAACTTGCAAATATGGAAGCTACTATTTGTGATTGGCGTGAAATTATTTATCAAATGGCAGTTGATTATATGCAACATCATAAAGAAGATGATTTTATATCAAATATTGCAAATAATAATCCAAATTTTTATTCTAGTGGATATACTGGATATGAAATATATTATACTGATTTATATTCTTTCTGGAGGGATTTATATAACCCAGATTATACTTATACCTATTCAATATCTGGATGCTATAAATCTGCATATGAAAGTAATCCAAGTGATTATTATTGGTATGTTCAATGCACTGAAGATGATGAATATAATTCAAAAAATCAATATTATTCATTAACATTATATGGAACTTATACAGTAAGAAAAATTTCAGAGGAGACTTTTAATAAAAATAAAACAAGTTTTTATTATTTAAAACAAGGTAGTTCTAGTGATGCCTTTGACCTTGATAGAATTTATTATTATAAAGTTGAAGATGAGTTTGATAAAGAGTCTTATTGGAGTAAAACTGTAAAAGAATCTCCAGAAAGTTTAAATTTCTGGTTTGATTTTTTAGATAATGATGGTGGAGATCTTTCACAATATTCAGTTCATAATGTTGGAGATAGGCCTAAATCTGTTAATGACTCTGATGTAAAAGCCATTTATTTTAGAGATACTCCGACTGTTATTTTTTTGGATCCTGCGCAGATTGAAGATGATATTAGAGAGGCATGGGAAGTTGAAATGGCTAAAGATAATACTTTAGGGCCATTAACAGAAGAAGAAATCCAAGAAAAAATACAGGAAGAAATAGATAAGCAGAAAGACTTGAAACCTGGATATACATTTTTTAAATTACAAAGTTATTTAGAAAATTTATTTACTATTAGTTCTCAAGGAAAATCTGCGCAAGATGCATTAGATGATTTTATCTATCAATATTCTTATTGTACAGAAACAATTACTATTAATGCATTACCAGTGTATTATCTTCAACCAAATACAAGAATATTTATACGAGATGATAATAGTGGTATTAATGGTGAGTATATTATTACGAGAATTAGCTTACCATTAAATTATAATGGGACAATGTCAATTACAGCGACTAAAGCTGTAGATAGAATATATTAGGAGGATAAGGAGAATATGGCAAAGAAAGTAAAACAATATCGTTACTATAATGAGCCATCAGGTACAGGGCTATCTACAAATCAGCCTACAAATGCAGAGCGTTCAAGTTTTGTTTCTGGTTCTGTTTTTGGAGATAATTTTCCAGTTCTTCAGTTAGGTATTCAGGCACTTCCTGGGACTAAGTTCTACCTTAATGATGGGGTTGACCCTATCATTATAGGTAGCACAGGAATCTATGAATTAGACTTAAATGAACAAACTGAAATTAGTGCAATTTCTTTTGATGCAAATTCAATGAAATTAATTGCAGAAAATAATAACGCATATCTAATAGTGGATATTATTTATGATAATGGGGAGGACTGATTAAATGGGATTTTATGGTAATATAACAAATACATCAAGAACTCAATTTCAGTTTGATAAAACGTATCCAAATAGATATACAATGGATTTAAGTTGTGGACTTGATGGAGTTTATGCAGGTAGATTTGTATTAGTTGAATATGATAGTGCAACATATGCTGAAAAACAAGATGTTATTGTTTTTCAACAATTTTTTTGTGATGACAAAACCATGTATTCAGGAGTGAATACTGCTCAAATAAATGATGTTATTATTATACAAGAATTTAAGACTAAAGTTGTAGGAGGCGCAACGACAACAGGAAATATTGTTAAAGATAAAACCGTTGCAAGAGTTCCTGCGTATAGTAGACGTTTTGATGCTAATACAGATACATTATATGTAAAAGTTAATGCCCCCGCAGGGGATTCTTATTCTTACACATGGGCAACAGAAAACGATTTTAAAAAATATAAAGAATCTAGAGAAGATAATTATGATCCAGTTAATTTACAGCAAGAGAATCAAACTTATATGATAAATGGATTATTATATATCCTTTCAAGTTATACAGAAAGTGGAACAATTTTACCTATAAAAGCAGGAAATTGTTATTCAACAAATACTGTTATTACATACTGGATTGCTTCTGTCACTTTAAAAGAAGGTGTAACTTCAGATAGCGCAAATTCTGGACAAGGAGAAAATTATTCTATAACGTGGAAGGAAATTTCAGCAAATTCAAGTAATAATGGAGATTCTATTTCATATTATACAACAAATTATGCAATAGATACTGCTTGGTATGGAGATAGTAGAGGGTTTGATTCAACTGTTTGGCAGAAAGTTTATTCAAGTGGTTCAGAAAAATATGTAATGGTTGCAGAATTAAATACTGTTGTACCAACATTTGCAATATCAGCAGATGCACCAACTATGTTACCAATCGTTCCTCATTTTGACACAGATAGTACAAATGTTTATTATAAAGTTCATTGGCAGCCTCAATGGGGCGTAAGAATTAAAGCTGCGAATAGCGGTTTAAATGGAATGCAAATTGATCAAAATGGTAATTGGATATCAGGTGCTTCAACTTTACTAACCTCTGATGGAACTTTTTATCCATCAGATCAACAGACTTATTGGAAAAGAGATTATTATTCTAGTTCAGAAAATAAAAAAATAGAAACTTATTATAATGAAGCAAATTCATTATGGGGAACTGATAAAAATTTTATAGATGCAGCAATTTATTTTAATAAAGATGGTTTTGATTCTGAATTTATTAGTTATAGTGAAGATTTATCTGTATTAGGAAGAAACAATTATAACCCTAATGTAAACTGGGATCAAAAAGATAATATTTCTTTATTGCCTACTGGATTAAGCGGAACAGTATATAATCCACATGATGGTTCTATAGATTTAAAACCAATGGAAGATATTCAAGAGCTTTCTATTATGCTTCCAGGTGTTGGAGATACTATAGCGCATGTTTGGGATCTTGTTTATGGCGGTAGAGCAACCAATAGTGAAATTGAGAAAACCAGTAAAAGAAATATGGATATTTCTTGGGAAGACGCAAAAAATACTCTAAATCGTCAAGGACTGCGATTAGTTGGACATGGTACTAGCATATACAATACAGCTGCGGTTAATACCTTAGCAGGATCTATTAATACGGCACATGATTTAATGGGTATGATTATTGCTCCTGTGAATGATAGTGATTCTATTGATCCAGAAAATATAAATAATTCTATAAGTGCTTTTAATGAAGATAGAATTTATTGTGTTAAGTCTACTGGGGAATATTATAGAAAACATAAAACTTATGAATATACAGAACTTTCAGAAAAGAATTATGAATATAAAGAAATATCTTCTTTACCAAGTAATGCAAATATTTTAGAATATTTTATTAAAAAAGATGATAATACATACGTTCAAGCAGAAAAGGAAAGTAAAGGTCCGTATTATGAAAGATATCTTAATGTAGAGAATGAATATTCTGAAGTTAATCTTAATCCTTTCCCACCAACATTACAAGATAGTAATGGACAAGAAATAATATGCAGATATAGAGATTATACTGGAAACATAGATATTCCGGATAGTATTTATGAAGGTATTAAAGGAGATGCAGATAAAGAAGCTGCAAAAGCAAATTATATAAAATTGCATTCTGATTATATTTATGATACAAAATATTATAGTGGAAAAACTTATTATAATGTTACTATAAGTGATCCCGTTAGTTTATCTGCTGAATATGCACCAAAAACTTATTGGTATAAAAAAGAAGATGAGTGGGAAGGTGAACAACAAACATCTAAAGAGGGATATACGATAGATAACTCTTTATCTGTTACCAAAAATAGAACTTATTTAATTTATCATCCAGAAAATGCAATAGAAATAACAAAAATCCCAGAACATAATTATAATGGAATTTATATTCCTGGAGTTTATTACTACGCGCAATATAATGTGGTTGATAAAAATATAGAATTAAGCGATCTTAAAAGAAACCTTGCTAATGGAGTGAAATATTATCAAAAAACCAGTGGATCTCCTTCTTGGTTTGAGATTGAAGGTGGAACAAGAGAAGATGGTTCAGAATTTACCGCAGAATTAGTTTTAGAGGCGGCTTATAATAGTCCATCATATAGTATTGCTACAGTATCTTATGTCTTAGATAAAAATGAGAAAGCTCAATCAGACACTGTTTATTATGCAATAGCAAGTCAGACTGTTGAAGATGGTAACAAATATCAAGTTATAACTGTATATGAAAAAATTGATGTTGATGAAACAAATTATATAAGCGGATTATATTATATTTATGATAATAATATATATAAATTATCTTCAGATTCTTATGATGCATCAAAGCAATATTATCGAAAAACTGAAAAATTAGAGCCAGTAACAAACTCTATTGTACTAGATTTAGGAAAACCTTTAAACTTAATTTCTTTTGTAGATGGTCTTTTTTATACATATTCAAGTGAAGTATCTACAGGATCACAAAGCTTTGATGTAGTAAGAAAAACAGATATCGATCCGAAAAAAGATACTACTTATTATGTATTAGGATATAATAAAGAAACTGGTAGTATTAAACAAGAAGATTTAAAAGAAAGTGATAAAGCTTTTACTCAACAAAGTGAATTTTATCAATCTGGAGTTTATCATTATGAAAGTGATGGAAGTTATCTTTTAGCAACAAATAAATCTTATATGGAAGATAGAGCTCCATATTTCACTTTAATAGATGCTAAAGAGGTAACGTTAGAAGATGTTTATGAGCCTTATGAATATTATGAAAAAGAAACGATAAATGGAGAAGACAATTATACTTTAGTTAAAGATGATACGATTTCAGATCAAACAACTCTTTATAAGCGAGATTCTCTTTATGTTATGGAAGATGAAACTGGAACTTATAACAAGGGAGCTATTTGGAATTTTGAGGCTAAAAAAGTACCAGCTACAATAGTTCTTGGAAAAAGAACTGATGCTTGGGATATGGTAAAATTAAAAGATTATGCAAAAAATCTTAATACTCAAAATGGATTAATTTTAAAGACAAATCAAATACTTGAATATGATGATGATTTAACACGTGATACTAGAACTGTAAATGGATGTATTAATTATTTACAAGATATTATTGCAAGATTCCATAAAATGGTTCCTGGTCAAATTATGATTGTAGATGATTATGGAAGACTTCATAGTGCACAACATGAAGGAGATGATTGGCTAAAAATAACAGTAGATTCTAATGTTAATGAACCAAAAATTATTTTAGATCACTTGTATACGCGTAAAGATGATACAACCTCAACATCAAACAGAAATCCTGGTTTTGAGGATTCAGATGTTAAAGATACAATAGATTTATATACTCCAATTTTAGATAATACTGGACATGTAGTTGGAAAAAATATGGAGACAGTAACTTTACCTTATGGTTTTAAAACAATTAAGACCAATGGAACAAATTCAAGTGAGGAAGATATAGAGACTGACGATAGTCAAAAAAATATAGTAGCAGATAATACTCAAGATGAATTGACAATAAATCCAGGTAATAATTGGATTAAAATTGCCAATGACGCAGCTAATGATACTATGATAATTGCTCATGAAGTTCATAGTGTAAAAGAAACAAAAATAGATGCAACTAATTTAAATGAGTCTAAAAAGGATATTATTACTCTTCAAGATATTACTTTTGATAAAGCGGGCCATGTAACAGCTAATCAGCCACATGAATATACACTTCCTTATGGTTTTAAAACAATTAAAACCAATGGAGTAAGTTCAAGTGAGAAAGACATCGAGACTAACAATAGTCAAGAAGATATAGTCGCAGATAATACTCAAGATGAATTGACAATAAATCCAGGTAATAAATGGATTAGAATTGCTAATAACGTAGCTAATGATACTATGGTTATTGCTCATGAGATTCATACAATTACTACAAGTACTTCAACAGTAGACTTTAATGCAAGTGCAAGTGGAAATACTTTTTCAATTCCTACTTTATCTTATGATGATGCAGGACATATAACCTCAAAAGCAACTTGTACTTATACTCTGCCAAATAGTTTTAAAACTTTTACAATCGGAAGCGCAAGCTCATTAACGACTGAAAGTTCAAGTTCTGCCGGTAATATTGTAGCTGATAGTATTACAGATACTTTAACTATTAATCCGGGCAATAGATGGATTACATTAAAAGCTGATGCAAATAATGATACTTTAACTATTGGACATGCAAGTGCTGGAGTTGCTTCTACTTCAAAAGGAGATACCAGTGATCAAACTCCTAATTTTGGAATAACTTTTAAAGTTCCTTCTATAGGGATTGATGAGATGGGTCATGTTAAAAATTTAGCAGATCATACTGTTAAAATTCCTCTTTTAAGTTTATCAAATAATGAAAATGGTAATGTAGTAACTAATTTAACATTAACTGCTTCTACTGGTGCCTTTGCAGAATCTAAAGCTTACATTGGAAGTTTATCAATTACAGGGTTTACACATAGTTATTCTGGAGCAACTTTATTATCTAATACAGATTCATTAAATACTGCATTAGCTTCTTTAGAAAAAGCTATTTTAGATGAAATTGATTCTAGAAAAACAGCAATACAAAATCTTGATAAGACGGCTGTTTCAGCCGGAACCGGCCAGATAATAGCAACAGTATCTCAAGAAGATGGTATAGTAAGTGCATCAGTTAGAGATTTACTTGTAGAAGATATTCCTCAATTAACGGTAGAAAAACTTCCAGACAATATTCCGTTAAGTAAGATTGACACAACTGGAACAATGGCTTCTGAGAGTGTAGAAAATTATTTAACAAAAGAAGAAATTGAAAATACTTATCAACCGATTGAAGGATTAGGAACTATTGTTTCAAAAGATATTGAAGATTTTATTGCTTCAGATGCAGTATTTGATTATAGTGAATTTGAAGATTTTGAAGATAACGAATCTGAGAATCTTGAAAATGATGAATCTGAGAATCTTAATGACGATGAATCTAATAATCTTGAAGATAGTGATTCTGATAATCCTGAAAATAATGAGCCAAAAACAACAATCGAATGGTTATTTAAAAAAGTTTATTCTCTTGAACAAAGAATACAAGAATTAGAATTAAAATTATCAACAGAAGAAGAAGTGGAAGAAACAGAAGAAGAATAAAAACTATTAAGCCTGACCATCATTGGTCAGGCTTATTTAATTTATAAGCTTTAGTTTTAATAATTATTAGGAGAGAGCAGTAAAGGAGGAAAAATATTTTGGCATATGTACCTAAATATACTGGATATGTAAAATTTTTACGTGGAACTCCTGAAGCTTGGAATAGCCTGACTGAGAAAGATAAAGATACTCTTTATTTTATTTCTGAGACAGATGCTACTACTGGAAAACTATACCTTGGAGAAAAGTTAATTAGTGGATCCATTTCTGGTTCTTCTTCTTTAAAAGATTTATCAGATGTGGCACTTGCTACAACAATTCCTGGAAATTCAGTTATTGTTTATAATGATACAACTGGAAAATGGGAAAATAAACCATTAACTTCTATTCTTTATGATGTAGTTTCAGTAATGCGAGGAGCCACTTCTACAACAGATGGCCAATCTGGATTAGTTCCCACTCCTAAGGCCGGTCAAGAAACATTATTCTTACAAGGAAATGGAGAATGGGCTGATCCTACATCAACATTGACCGCAACTATAAATGGATTAATTGGCAGTGATACTGGCAAAACAATTCGAGAAATAGCTGCTTCTGAAGTTGCAAAAATCGTGGCGAATGCGCCAGAGGATTTTGATACTTTAAAAGAAATTTCGGATTGGATTTCAGAACATGAAGAAGTTAGTGATTTATCTAATATTCTTAAAAAAGTTGAGAGTTTAGATTTAATTGTTAATGGAAATGATGAGACTGAAGGTTTAGTCGCTATTACATCCAATTTAAAAGTGGAATTATATGGAGATGGCACAGATGACAATCCAGGTCTGGTTGCCAACTTTAGTGTTTTACAAACCACTATTGGAAATCTAAGTGAAGAATTTGATGACTTAGATAAACGAGTTGATGCTATTGATGAAAGATTAAAATGGCAAGACTTAGTTGAAGAAGAATAAAAAATGAGAGGAGTAAAAATATATGGCTAATGTAGGTTTTAAACTTGGTCTACAATCTAAGGTTGATGAACTTATTGCTGCTGGTACCAGTGCGGGTGCCGTAGAAGGTAGTTTTTATTTAACCTCAGATACTAATCGTCTATATATTGGTAAAGCTGATACTTCCCTAGTTCCTGTTAATGAAGGTGTCGTAACTGTTGCTAGTATTAGTAATTTACCAAGTCTTACAACTGCAACAGATAAAGTTGCAAATACTGGTAGATTCTATTATGTTTCTGGTTCTAATATTTTATGTGTATATAACGGATCTGAATGGGTTCAAATTAACTCAAATACAAATACTACAGTATCTGAACACACAGCTACTGTAAGTGCTTCAAATGATGTTGGTACCGTTACACATACTATTAAGAGCAGCGATGGAGCTAGTAAACCAGCTAGTTTCACAGTAACAGGAAAAGATGGAATTAAAATCACTGGGACCGGATCTGCGTTAACTATCACAGGAGATAAATATACTTTATCAAATGCCGCAGGTACAAATACTGGTGAAGTTGACATTAAACTTGATTCAGCTAATACTGATAATGATACTAAAGTAACTTTAAAACAAGGTTCTAATGTTACTTTAACAAATGATTCTACAAATAAAACTGTAACTATTGCCGCAAAAGATACTACGAACTCATCTGTAACAGTTTCTAACGAAACTAAAGGTTTTAAAGTATCTGTAAAAGATTCTACTGGAGCAAAAGTTGAAGGAACATTTTCTCCAATTATTAAATACGGTAAAACACCAGTTACAGTTGAATTTGAAAGCGGTACAGCTACTTTAGATATCTATACTAAGGGTGAAATTGATGATACAATGAAAGCCCTTAATGCAATGACATATAAAGGTACTATAGGTGTTGATGGTACTGCAGGTACATCAGTACCAACCTCTAGCGTATCTATTGGAGACACTTTCTTAGTTTGTAGCGATCTAGTATATGGTTCTGCAAAATTAACTAAAGGTGCTTTATTAATTGCACGTAGTACAGATGGAACAGAAAATAGTAGTGGCTATATTGATGCTTCCAAATTAACTTATGATGTTGTTGAAGCCACAAATGATACAGATACAACTTATCGTTTAGTTAATGAATCTGTAACTAATGGTGCAGGATTTACCTTAAAAGCTAGTACTGGTGGAAGTGTTGGTACTGTTAAAGTAGTTTCTGGCACTAAGATGACAGTAAGCGGTAATAATAGTGCAACTGATCCACTTTCTCAGACTATCACAGTAACTCACGCGAATACAACTCGTACTGATACTACTGGTGATGCAAAAACACAAACTGCGAAAGGTTCAATTACCATTCCAGTCGTTACAGGAGTAACATCTGATGAAACTGGACACGTAACCGCAGTTCAAACAACAAATTACACATTAAAAGATACTAATGCATCTATGGGTACTCCAGCAGTTACAACTACAGCTTTCACAAAAAGTGGAACAAATGTTGGTAATGTTAAGACTGAAATTAAATTAAATGATAGCCTTGGCGCAACAACTACTGGAACAGCTTATGTAAATATTGTTAGTAGTAGTTTAGCTATCACTGATAATGATACTATTGGTGAAAGTTCATCAAGCTCTACAGCAAGATCAGGTCTACAAATTGATATGGTTTGGGGCAGTTTCTAATAATCTATAATTTTTAATTTTTAGATCAATTAGAGAGATGAGGAGCCGAAGAGATTATCTCTCTTCGGCTTTTTCTTTTTATATATGATATATAATGATAGAAAGGAGAATAAAATCCGTATGACAGATAAGACTAAATTTAGACCGGTCAACGGTACAGAAGAGCAAATCTTAAGCGCTTCTAAAACGCCAGGATATGTTTATTTTGCAACTGATACCGGAAAAATTTATTTAGACTTAGATCAAAATACTCGTATTTCTATGGGCGGTAGTGGAGTTGCTTTATTATATGGTAAAGCTGATACTATTAGTCCAGATGAACAAGGTTTTTATACTTTGAGTTTTGATGATCTTGAGGATGATGTAACTCCAAAAGAAGGAGATCTTATCTTAAATAAAGATGGAATTTTTTATCGAGTTATGGAAGCGGATTCTGATTCACGATCTATGCTTTGTGCAGTTCTTGCGGTAAGCGGAAGTGGTGGATCAGGTAGCGGTGGTACATCTAGTTTATCTAAAAAAATTGGTATTACCATTCAGCCATTATCAACAAGTAATCTAATTAATGGTCAGTCTTTCGGAGTATACTTTACTGCAAATTCTGGAGTTGATTATGATGGCTCTGTTATGGATGATAAATTAATAGTTCATTGGACTCTATATGAAAAAGTTGATTCAACTTATATTAAATATAGTGAAGGCCAAATGGATGTTAACTCTGGTGAATTAACAGAATTTGAATTAGGTGAAAAATTAAGAGAATCAACATCATCTCGTTTAACTATGTATGCTACTGGTATTAATAGTGGTGAGAGTGCCTCTAAGAGCGTTGATGTTGTTACTGGACAATTATCATTAACCCAGTCTCAGAACTTCTCAGCAACCGCACGTTATACACCAGATAATGTTAAGTTACAGTGTAATGCAATCGGAAGCATGAATAAAATTCTTGATTTCTATTTTGATGGAACTTTAGTTGAATCTAAAAAATTAACTTCTTCATCTGAAAATTTCCAGAGTTATACTGTAAGTTCTAGTTATGCAACACATGGTTATCATTCAGTTCGTATTGAATTATATCAAGCTATTGTAGTAAGTAATACATGGTCTAGAGGATTGATGGTAGATCCAATAGAGTTTGAAATTGGTGTATTTGCAACAGGCAATACAGATCCGGTAATTTGGTTGGGAACTTATAATGAAGAGTATTATAATTATGATACAATTCAAATTCCATTCTTAGTATACGATCCTTCAAGCACAGCTTCTGCGCACATCGTATTAAGAAAGAATGGTAAGGAAATCGCAAGTTCTCCTCGTGATATTGATACTACTACAATGAGTTCTTGGAATATCTTTGAAATCGCAGATGCAGATTTGGATATGGTAAATAGATATTCTATTTCTTGCGGCGACACAACAAGAGATATTACATTTACTGTAGTTCAAGACCCGAACAGAACAATGGAAGTTGTTAAACAAGAGTCCTTGAAATTGAACTTTGACGCAAAGGGTCGTTCAAATAGTGAATCCGCAGTTAATCGTGAAACATGGACTACTGATGATGGTTCTATTAAAGCTACATTTAAGGATTTCAACTGGTATAATAATGGTTGGGTTCTTGATGATGATAACAATACTTGCTTACGTATTAGTAATGGAGCAGAATTTTCTATTCCTATTGGAACATTAACTTATGGTTCAACTGATATTTCTAAACAGTCTAACTCTATTGAAATTCAATTCAGAGTCCGTAATGTGCAGGATTATTCAAGTTTGATTCATAATGTAACACGTTACAATGGTGATGATAAATTCTATACAGCATTTAAAGCGCAGTCTTACTATACTAACTATGATTCATTCCTTCATTATTATCTTCCTCTTTACAATGCAACTGTAAGTGAAGATCAACAGGTAGATTATGATGATCTTGAGTTTAGTAGAGTTCAGAAAGAGATTAGTTTAAATCGAGTTGCTTGTAGTTATTACTCAGGTGACGAAAGTGGAGCTGTAGGAATTTGTCTTGGACCACAAGATGCATTCTTCTCTAATGGAACAAATACTGTAAACGTAAGTTATGTTGAAGATCAGTTAATCAATATTTCTATGGTATACTCTCATGGTAGCGACCAGATGATGTATATTTATATTAATGGTGTTTTAACTGGTGTTATTAAATCAACAATCGGTCTATTCACAATTAACTCAAATAAGATTGTATTTAATTCTAATTATTGTGATATTGATTTATATAAAATTAGAGTTTATAATACAGACTTAAATGTAAATGATATCGTTACTAACTACTCAGTAGATTTAAAGAACGTAACTATTTACGATCAAAATAAACTTGCAGAAGAAAATACTGCAATTCATGAATATCAGTTTAAATATGATAACATGATTAAGTATAATGATGAACATCCAAGCGCTCCTTTAATGCCTTATATCATTTTTGATACAAGCGCAACTGGAAATAATGATAAGCTTTCTTATTCTAAGAAAACTAAGATTAATATTGGCGTGGAATTCATTAATACTGGTCTTGATAGAGCATATGCTAATGGTGAATTAGAGAAATATGCTATTGAAGATGGTTTATGTACTGCTAATTCTAGCGCAGAAGAAAAAGAAGCAGCTGTTAAAAAATATTATCAGCATCATTGCCCAAGCTTCATTGGCGATAATATCAGCATGGCTGTTCAAGGAACATCTTCAGAGTTCTATCCAAGACGTAACTATAAATTAAAGACTAAGAATACAGATAAAGATGGTGTAGATAGAATTCATATCTTCTTACATAAAGGTCCATTCGCGGCAGATTATGCAGAAGATTCAGAGAATACTCGTCAGAAATTCTTTTATATGGATAACTATACAAATGGTACAACTAAGTTCACTATGAAGATTGACTACATGGAGTCTTCTGGAACTTACAATATGGGCTTCACAAGCTTAATCCATAATGGTTATTCTAAGCATCCTCTAAAAGACTACAACGATGCGGGAGCATTCCAGAAGCAAGTTGAAAATTATGATAAAGCTACAAGCTTTAAAGAGGACGAAACATATTATCAGTATGATGCATCTTCTAATAAGTATTCTAAGACAAAAGATACAGTAGATGCAAGTAATGTTACTAATTATTATGTATCTAATCCAAAATATGAGGATTATACATTTACAGATCTTGATGATTATAGAACTTGTATTACAGGTTATAGAGTTTTAGCTTTCCATAAGAAATCAGATGGAACTTATCAGTACATTGGTATGTATAACATGCTTCTGGATAAAGGGTCTGATGAAGTTTATGGATTTAAACCAGATAAAACTCTTACACAGAAATTCTTAAAGAATAAAGCAATTAGTAAGAAAGTTGAATGTTGGGAATTTGAAAATAACGCTCGTGGATTCTGTTCATTCAGAGATCCTTGGGGAAGAAGAGAATTATCCTTCAAAGCTCCAGACAGCGCAGGAAGTAGTGGTTTTACCTCAGCTAATGCGCCAGTAGTTGCTGATAGTTTTGAGTATCGTTATAATGCAAATGATGACATTCTTGATATTCTTGTTGCTTTAAGTTCTGCATCTGATGAAGATGAAAAAACAGTTAATGAGAGTTTCCCAGACTACTACATTAAACAGAATCCAACAGATGGACAAGAATTACTATTAGACTTATACGGCAACTGGGAAAAAGCTGTTAAATGGGTATGGTCAACCTGTACTGAAAATGTAAAGAGTCAAGGTAATTACGTTGAAACTAACGTAGGAACACAACTCTATCAGCCTAATAAATTCTATATCTATGATGAAACAGAAAATGATTACGTTATTTCAACTGCAAAAGAATGCGATGATTCTTTAACATATTATTCACAATCTGATGATGGATCTTATGTGAACGCGCATGCTTGCTCATCAGAGAATTTATTCAAGGTAAGTACATTCTATACAATCGTTAATGATGAATACGTATTATCTGGTGAAACTAGTGAATTTGATGAATCTGAAACATATTATAAGTTAATTGATTTCAGTGATGAAGAATTAGCTAAAATCGCAGATAGACTTGTTGAAATTTGCAATGATGAAACATTTGATCCAAGCCAGACATATTATACCTATGATGGTTCTGTAACTGGTTCTGACTTAGCTACTAAGGTAGTTGAAGTGACAGAAGATACTTATGAACCTGGTAAGTATTATATCGGAAAAGATGTTACTTATGGTAAACATGTTTATAAGTTTGATACAAAAGAATATCGTGCAGATAAATTCGTTTATGAATTATCTTCTCACTTTGATATTGAATATGTAGCAACTTATTTTGTAGCTACTGAGGTTATGGAATGTTATGATTCTCGTGGAAAGAACTGTATGATGGCTTCTTGGGGTCCACAAAAAGCCGGTGGAGATTATATCTGGTATCCAATCTTCTATGATCTTGATACTCAGTTAGGTATTAACAATACTGGTATTCCTTCATTCGAGTATAACGTGGATGCGACAGAAGATGGAAACTTTTCTACATCAGATAGTGTCCTTTGGAATAACTTCTATAAATATTTCAAAGATTCTTATATCGTTATGAAATATAAACATCTTAAAGGTGTTACAGATGGAGTTTCTTGGACAAAGCTTGAGCACGCACCATTCTATAGCGTAGATAGAATTGAGAATTGGTATACAACTAATCCTTATTGTAGTGAAGAGGTTATGACAACTAATAACAATGCTAAGAAGATTCAAAGTTTTGCTAAATTAGGAGAAAGACCTTTAATTGCTACTAACTTGGATGAGTATTATAAATATATTACAATTTGTAATAGTTCTAGTTACCAGAATGGAGTTACAGGTCATATCGCAAGTAACACAACTGGAGATTATACATACGATGCAAATGGAACTTACTTCTACGCATTACAAGGAGATCGTTCTTTAAGTAGACAGCAGTTCTTAACAAATCGTTTGGAATATATTGATTCTTGGTTGAATCAAGGTAACTATCAACGTGGTGGCGCAAACCGTGTCCGCGGACGTGTGGCCGCAAACAATCCGAGTAAGACTTCTGATATTTGGGTTGAAACAGATGATGAACCATACTATCAGTCAGATGGAACAAAGACTCATTTGTTCGATGCTGAGTATTGGTTGAATTTAACACCAATTCGTTCTTCTTATGTAACAGTGAGTGATGATAACGAAGCTTATCCTTCTCAGAAGTATGATGGTGTCAATTCAGTCAAATTTAACATTGATGCTATTGAGCAAGGTGTTCGTAAGAGCGCTAACTACCCAGAGCAGTTGTTATATATTTACGGATTAAATCAGATGGCTGATTTAGGTGACATGAGTAACCTATATTGGCAAGAGTTTGAAATTTCCGGAAATGCTTCTAAATTAACTAGACTTTTACTAGGATATGATGGAGTAGATGAAAGCGGAAATAAATGGAAAAATAATAATGTTAACCAGTTCAGTATTCCTTCTAGTAAATCCTCTTCTGGAATGCCGCTATTGAAAGAAGCTAACTTTAGTAATATTTCAGTAAATGGTCAGTCTCCAGTCCTTGATTTTACAAGTTGTGAGAAAATGCAGAACTTCCGTGCTACTGGATCAAACTTTACAGAAATTAAATTCGCTGAAGGTGTAGCTTTACATACATTATATTTACCAAGCTCAATTACTACTTTAAGCTTAACTGAAGCAAACTTGTTAACTAATTTAATTACTGATTATCAAGTTCCACAGAGAGACGATAATGGTAATTTAGTAGCTGAAAAAGGTTTATACTTACAGGGAATGTTTGAGAATCAAGGGAGTACAGTAATTGATAATTTAAGTTTACTTGGTGGAAATCTTGGATACGATAGTTATAAATTACTTGCAAAATACTTCGAGATTCGACAGAGACAGACATCTTCTATTAGTAAGATTGCAATGACCAATGTTGACTGGTGTCCATATAAGCAGTTAGTTGAAGGAGATTCTTATGATACTTCTAGTCCTGATGCTTATTATATTGATAATGGTCACTATGGATTTGATAAATATACTTATAATGCAGCAACATTCCAGACTCAAGTGCTGAATGGAGAACTTTATAAGCTTGATTCTTCAATCCCAGAAGAAGATATTAATCAAATTGCAGATGTTGATATGCTAAAAGAATTCATCAAGAATGGATTATACACTGGAACCGCAGAAGGAAGTACGATTCCGAACTTGACAGGTATTATTTATGTTAATAATGATACCGCTTTAGGAGAGCTCTTTATTAAAGATACTCTTGTAAAAGCATTCCCAAGTTTAACATTCTTCTTTAAGAATGTAATCAAAGCTTACTCTGCTAAATTCATTATCCAGGAGGATGATGGAACTTACACTTATGTAGATCATGCAGATACGAAAATAACTGAGAAGAGTGTTCAGAAGGTTTCTTCTGGATTCTTTACAAATCCATATAAGATGTACAATCCAGTAAAAGACAACTACGATTTCCATGGTTGGTCAACGACTAATGATACAACAGGTTTAATTTCAAGTGCAGATGCTACTGCGGAAGAACAGCAAGCGGCTTGGGATGATTTAACATTAGACAGCAATGTATATGATTATACATTCTATGCAGTGTTTACTATCCATAAATGGAATATCAGATTCTTATCTGGTACGAAAGCTGATAATTTAACATTAATTGCTGAATATCAAGTTCCTCATGGAGATGTTCTTTATACTCCAAGTGTATTAGCTACAATGGATGAAAGCGCATTACCTGATGATCAAAGATATAAGTTCTTAGGTTATACTCAGAATTTAGCAAATGTAATTGCGGCAAGCGCAGATACAGCTAAATTAACATCTGTAACCAATATGCTTTCAACGCAGGATACAGATTTTTATGCAGTATTTACTCAAGAATCAGTATTTACTTCTACTACAGATTTGAAATACTTAAAGTTCTCAAAAATAAACTATGACGATCCATATGATAGTTCTTATAGCGCTGTTGGATATATGGTAAGACCAGCTGATGGATATTCATTATCTGGTAAAATTACTTTACCAACTGAATATGAAGGACAACCAGTAATTACGGTTGGAGATTTTAACTCAATGGATATTACTCATGTTTATTGGTATGGAACTCCACAGGTAGTATGTATAGGTAGTAACGCATTTAATAACTGTAAAAAATTAGTTTATTTCCAGTTCCCAGGAACAGTTAGATATATTACTAATTATGCGTTCTTAGGATGCGATCAGTTAAAATTATTCGATTTTGGAAATATTTTATGTTATATTGGTGAAGTTGCTTTCAATATGGCATTTAATTCTTCTACAAAAACTGAAAAACTTAGAATTCCAGGCACAGTAAGAGAAATTGGTAACAATGCTTTTGCTTACAATGATAATATGAGAGGTATCTCAACACTTCAGTTTGGAGGTCCTGGAGATCCAACTCAAATTACTATCCTTGGTAATGGAACTAAAGCTTTTATTCAGAATAGTGGATCTAAGATTGAAAATGTTGTTATTTATACCACTGATGGAGGCATTTCTGATGATTTAATCAACTTAATTGATAATGGAGTTGAATATGAAGGAACCGTTAGTGTAGTTATGGCTTAAGGAGGGGCAAGATGACTAAGACTGTATATTATACATATCTTGGAACAAACGGGACTATTACTAGTCCCGTTCATCTTGAAGATATTTATTATACTCGTAAATATTCTTTAAGAGCTGATGTAGGAAAAACTTTAACAAAAGATGGAGAAAATTTCTTTACAACAGTTATGGTTCCAGAAGATGAAGTTGATCAGTGGAAAGAGGTTAAAGACCCTCTTACTGGTCAAAAATGATTATTATAAATAATAATACTTTCAAAATATTTTGAAAGAACAAGAGGGTGGCAAATGTCACCCTCGAAAATATTATAGAAAGGATTGGACTATATTAATGATTACATATGTTAATGCAGCAAATTCAGATAAGTATTCCGCTATATTTGAAAAAGCTTTTAATGATTTGCAGACGCATGATACAGCAGGTAATGAAGTTGAAAAAGGTAGTTCTTCAGCAGTAATTCCTGATAGTGCGATCGGAACTGGAGTCTATGATGAAGATGGCCAGGAAATTAAAATGCAATCTCTTAGCTCTCTTGATGAATACTTTTCTTATATCGTTGAATTAAATAACATTAGTCGTAGATATACTATTCTTCCATTAGATGAAGATGTCTTTGAAATTAATGCAAATGACAGAAGTATTACAGTACCAGCTTCTTTCAAGAAAAATGGTATTAGTGTACAAGGAGACGAAGTTTCTGAAATCGTTTATTTCCGTATTGCTAGATTCTACGACTCTACTGACCTAGATACAAAAGATATCTATATTCAGTGGAAATCTGCCGCACAGGACGAAGATGGTAATTTCATTGAAGGCGTTTCTGTTCCTTGGGTAAAAGATATTGAAAGTGATCCTGGCTATATCATTTTTGGTTGGCCTCTATCTTCTAAAATCACTCAAGCCGCAGGTACAATTCAGTTCGCTGTTCGTTTTTATAACTATGATAAAGATACTAAAACTCTTAACTATAGTTTATCAACATTGACTTGTTCAGCAACTATTAAACCAGGCTTAGATTTTGATATCCCAGGAATTATTCTTGATGGAACCCAAATTGATGATTCTACAACTCTATTACATGATAGACTTGTTGATTCTCAACTTGCTTCTGGAACTGTTCAAGCTGAAAAACCAATCTTTATCAAGGATCTTGTTTCAAGACTTATTCTTGATGACAATGGACTTAAAGCTTATAATGTTCAGGCTTATGCGCCTGATGCAGGTCAGTTGACTTATGTTTGGAAAAAATATGATATTGATACAAATGACAGACTTCTTGAAGAAGGTGCAATGCCTTATGAAGTAACAATGTCTAAGATTTCAGCTGATGAAACAAGAGTAACTGGAAAACTTTATTATACAATGGTAAGTGGCTCAGATGGGGTAAATCCATCATATCAGCTTTATACAGGTGATATTCCTTCAGAAGATCCAACGCTTGAAATTTATGAGAAGTTTTCTACAGGTATTTTCAACTCTGTTGGTAAATATGTTGTTGTAGCTAAAAACCGTGTACGTCAAAGTACAGCTGAGACAGAAAGTACAGTTTGTATTGTACCTCGTCCATTAAAAGTTAATATTAATAAAGATCTTAGCGAAAGAGGCTATCTTAACGCTGATGATTATGAGACATTATTAACCATCAAAGCTAGCGTTGATGATGAAGGTAAAATTACTTATCAGTGGTTACGTAAAGCTCCTGGTGCAGATGACTTTGAAGAAATTGAAGGAGCAACTGAAGCGACTTATTTAATTCAAGGTTCTGCAGATGAAAGTGAAGAATCTGGTGGCGAAGGCGATGGATTCTATAAAGTTATTGTAACTAATAATTTGAATAAAGAAATTGATTCTACTGATAGTGGAGTTTGTCGTGTAACTCATCCTGCAACTCAATTAAAAGTTCAAATTAATACAACACTTTCTAAACAGTATTTCTCTTTAGACGAAGTTAAAAGAGGTAATGGCTGCGTTATTGTAGCTAGCTGGCCAGAAGGTAGCGGAGAAGTTATCCAAAGACAGGATGAAGACTCTGTAACTTATCAGTGGTATAAATATGTGACTGGTGGAAATGTATTTGAAGATGATTTCCAAAAGGCAAATGATGGTGAATATTACTTCCACGGTGATACTAAGATTGAAGGCGCAAATGAGAAATCATTTATTCCAGATGAAGATGGTTATTACTTCTGTGAAGTAACTAATACCTATAATGACACTCAGGCCAAGAGATGTTCTCCATTCTTTAGTATCGTTGACGCTTAATAAAAGCTTGATATTTTAAAAGGAGGATAGGGCTAATGATTACAACATCTAAAGAATACTATGATTTGCTTTATAGAATTCAAGATGAAAATGCTCCAAGCATAGCCGTTTTACTTCCTAGCACTGAAACAATCTATGATATTGATTTAAATACTCGTACGATTGCAGCGCCCGAGTTTTTAAGCGTTGAAAAGGACCATCGCGCAGAAACTATTTTCTTTAAAGTAAATAGATATTTTGATCATGTAGATTTAACTACCACTACTTGCATTATTAAATATATTAATGCAAAAGGTGAAGGTCGAATTTTTGCGGTTCCATACTATGATGTGGATACATTATCTGACGAGAATAAAATGATTATTCCTTGGGTAATTGATGGAGACGTAACTAAGGCTTCTGGAGACGTTCAATATTCTATTGAATTTTATCGTTTAAACGATTCCGGTAGAAAATTTGAATATAGCTTGGGGACTCTTACTTCTGTAAGTAAAGTATTACATGGTATTGACCAAGACACTGAATTTGATGAGCAAGAAGATCATTTAGCTTCTATAAGCGCAGAAATTTTTGCTCGAATTGATGCAATCTCTAAAGATGACGTTTATTGGATAACGTTATAATATAAAGGGGAGAGTATAGGAAACTATACTCTCCCCTATTTTTTATTTTGGCCAAAAGGCATAAATAAATATTATTAAAATTTTATATCTTATAGACAAAGAAAATAAAATGCGAAAAGGAGGTAGCTTAGTAAGTAATGGCTAATAATGTAAAATTTACTACAGGTTTAGAGTCAAAATTACCAAGTTCTAAAGAAGCTGGTAAAGTATATTTTGCCATTAGTGGAGACAGTAATTCTGGTTATACGGGCTCTATTTATTTCGATACAGATTCAAACACTCGTGTAAAAATGAGCACTTTAGCAGATGCATGGATAACGGCAAGAAATTTCACTGTTAAAGATAATAGTGGAACTAACTCTGGGCCATCGACATTAGTTAATGGTACTAATGACGTTATTTTAAAACTGCCTTCTACTATAAAAGCTAGCTTAACAGGACACGCGTCCGAAGATTTGGCACTTACTGGAGGTACCCTTAGTGGACCTCTTAAGTTCTCTGCTGATGGAACGGCAAGCGGAATTACATGGAATTCTGGTTTATATTGGCAAAGAATTATAAATGTAGATAATAGCACAACTGATGATTCAGTTTTTGAATTTCAACAAAGCGAAGATTCTGGTAGTTCTTGGACAACCTTAATGGCGATTAGAGACAATGGTAAAGTTGTTGCAAATACTTTTGTGGGAAATGCATCAACCGCAAGCACATGGGCTACAAGTAGATTATTTTATATTCAAGATAGCGATGCAAGTAATACTAGTTCTGGTGTTGGAGTAAATGGTAGTGCAAATGTAACTTTAAAATTACCTTCTACTATTAAGGCAACCTTAAATGGTAATGCAGATACTGCGACTTATGCTTCTTATTTAATATGTCCAGATACTAGAAATGATGTAATTAATCCTAGTAGCTTAAATGCAAAAACAAATGGCATACAATTTAATTTTAAAGCGGCAAGTGTAACAGGTTTATCTAGCTCTTATTCTGGGGTTATGACTTTTAGACCTTATGCTTCTGGATCTGACTGGACTGGCGGCCCAGCCCATGAATTGGCTTTTGATTCAAACGGTTTACATCATCGTACATCAACTGGAGATACAACTTGGGGACGTTGTGAGCATTTATTAACTTCAAATAATTATACTTCTGCTACAGTTAAAAAAGATGGAACTGGAGCCTCTGGAACTTGGGGTATTAGTATCTCAGGAACTGCTGCTAAGGCAACTGCAGATGCTTCAGGAAATACAATTACATCAACTTATTTAAAAAGTGTTAAAATTTCTAGTGGAACTGAATACCAATTAGAGCAAACAACTGGTAATGGAACTACAACTACTATTGGAAAATTTGCCCCATTAGATTCAAATAATTTAATTGATATAAAATATATTCCACAGGGTGCATTAGAAAGATTAGTTGTAGTTGCAGATGACACAGCTCGTCTGGCATTAACTACATCAAGTGTTCAAAATGGTGATGTGGTTAAAGTTACATCAACCAATAAAATGTACTTTGTAAAAGATCAAACTAAATTAACAAGCGAAGATGGTTATGAAGTATTTGCGGCTGGAGTTGCAGCTTCAGTAGCTTGGTCTAATATCACTGGAAAACCAAGTTTTCTTGGACCAAATACTACAATTACTCTTGATAGTGCGGGAACCTCAATTAATTTAGTTAGATATAGCGAATCCGGTGCAACTGGAACTACGACTACTATAAAACCTTCATTCTTGCCTCTTGCAGGCGGAACGATGACAGGGGTTATCTCTTTAAAAGGTAGTCAATATACAGATGCATTAAATAGTGGAGCACTTAATGCTAACAACAGTAATATTTATAATGTAAACCAAATTCAGTTTGGAGATTTGTGTGATTCGGCTGCTGAAGGTATTCAATTCTACAATACTTCTACTACGGTAGATTCTTTGTGGGCGAATACTGGAGTATTATATTTTACTCCCAATCGTACATGGGGTTCTACAGCAACTAATTATACCGTATTACATTCTGGAAATTATACTGATTATATATATAGTAAAAGTACAGCAGATGGCAAATATCTAACATCAATCGCGCAATCTGAATCCACAGGAACGACATATAAGATTCAAAGTAAATATGCAAGTGGAAGTGTTCAAGCAACCATTTCAATTCCAATGGCAACCTCAAGTGCCGCAGGTTTAATCTCTACTGGAGAACAAACTTTTGCAGGAAAGAAAACTTTTTCTGGTGTTACAATATTCAGTAATACAACTGATGCAGAGGCAAGTACGAGCGGATCTGGAGTGGTTTTAATTGGAGATATTTCTGGAACACATTTAGCTTTAGATGGAAATGAAATTATGGCTAAAGCAAGTGCTACCACTACTAGTACACTTTATTTGAATAATAATGGTGGAGTTGTATATACTGGAGGAAATCTTCAGGTTAAAGGTGGAACCATTTATGTTGGATCTGCAGGTTCTTACTATATAAATACTGGAACTAGCTATTTATGTAGTTTAAAACTTCAAAATCAACTAAATGTAAATGCGACTGGTAGTGGAAGCGCTTATGGTATTGGGTTATATGGCTCTGATGATCCTATAAACTATGGTATTACTTTTAGACAAACTTCAAGCGCAGGTACACATGGATATGTAACTGGCGATTGGGCTACTTATATAACCATGAGCAATACAGATAATAGAGGATGGGTATTTAGACGTAACAGTGTTGGTGGAGTTGCTTCTATTAACACAAGTGGTAAAATGTGGTTAAATGGTAACTTAACTACAACCGCAGTCGGAAAATCTAATTATTATATTGCCTTTCCAGATGGCGGAAGTTATGCCACAACTTCTTCAACAGCAACAGGATACTTAAAAATTACTTTGCCGCAATCATGGACTAGTACTATGATGCGTTTTAAGGTATCTATTTATGATTATTCAACTGGAAGATCTGTGGAATATTTAGTTGGTGGATATAATTATAATAGTAGTGATAGTCCAAGCTGGTATAACGTATTTGCGCAAGCTATTGGTAAATATGAATATGGTTTAAGTAATTTAAATGTTAGATTTGGACATGATGGAAGTAAATGCGCAATTTATATTGGTGAATCTACAACTACATGGAATTATCCGCAGGTTTCTATCTCAGATCTTACTGTTGGATACACTAATTATAGTCAAGATAAATGGGCGACTGGATGGAGCATTGGATTTACAACAACTCTTGGAACTATAACTCAGACCATATCAAATACAAATATTGCATATAGAAGTTATTTAGCTGATAGAGCAACAAATGATGCTAATGGAAATAGTATTGTTGCAGGATATATTGCAACATTAGGGTTGAATACTTCAAATGGAACAAGTTTAATTGTAAATGGTAAAGCTAAAAATGGTTCAGAAATAACAACTGTTACTATTCCAGCTCATGACTCTTCTCATACAGGATTAATTACTAATACTACTCAAACTATTTATGGAGCTAAAACATTAAATAATACTTTAACTTCACAAATAATTCAGCCAGCTAGTAATGGTAGTTATACCTTAGGAACAGCTAGTTTACATTGGAGTAATACATATACAAATGTATTATTTGTTTCTAGTAGTACAAGTTTTACATCCGCAGGAGTTTCCGGAGTAGCGGGAACATATGTTGGAAGCGGTTTCATTGAATTATCTGCCCCAAACCCATATATAGATTTTCATTTTAGTAATAGTACATCTGATTATACAAGTAGAATTATTGAATCATCAAGTGGATATTTACAAGTAACAAGTAACTTGATGATTGGCGGATC